TCCTTCTCCTTCTCCTTCTCCTTCTTTTGATATGAATCCTATATCAAATTATAAAATTTATTTAAATGATAAAAGTATAAATGGAAGTGGTAGTATTACAAAACCAGTTTCTTTTTATTTAAGTCCAACTCATTTATATTGGTGTGATTATGTAAATGGTAGTATATATAAAAATGAATCATCTTTTATTGGTAAGCAACCTTCTCCTCCTTATACTGATAGGAAATATATATCTATAGGTTATCAAAAACAAATTGTATTACATGCCCCAACTGATTTTATTTTGATTGATTCTGATTGGTATATTGTAGATAATAAAAATCATGTTGTGTTAAAAGCAAGGCCTTCTTCATCCAATAGTAGTCCTTCTCCTCCTGCTCCTCCTCGTAGATCTTCTGCGGATTGCGATATTTCATTAGCAGCTGTTCCTTCTCCATCACCAGTAATACCAGAAGGAGAAAATACAATTGTTCCTATACTTGGTTTAGGTGGAGATGATACATTAAATATGCCTTGGGGTATAGCATATAATAATAATACTAATAATAAAATTATATATATTTCTGATACATTAAATAATAGAATTATTGCTTATCAAATTTCTACATCTTTAAGAACTGTATTGATAGATAGTAATGCTGGATTATTATGGCCCACAGGTTTAGCATATCATAATAATACTCTTTATATTGTGGATACTGGTAATAAACGAATTGTAAAAATGGATGTTCGAAGTATAGTATTTAATTCTTCACCATCTCCTTCACCCGTTCCTTCACCTTCACCTTCTCCTACTCCTTCACCATTTGAAGTTGTAACTCATGGATTTATTTTACCTTTAAGCATAACAGCAGGAAATGGTTCAATATATGTAAGTGATATTGGAACAAATTGTGTGTATATTATTGATATTAATTGTAGCATTATAAAAAGAATTGCGGGTGGTGGAACAATTGAAAGTGGTTCTGTATTAGGAATAAACGCAAATATTGGAAAACCAATTAAATTAGTATTTAATAATAATTCGTTATATATTTTGAACTCTTCAAGTAATAATATTCATAGAATAGATACGATTGCTTCTCCATTGAGAAGTAATTTAACTATTACAAGATCAACTAACTTTCCTCTTATAACATTCTCAATTTATAATAATACTTTGTATTATGTATCATCAAGTAATAGTAGAAGTGGTATATTAAAGATAATTATTGATTCTCCAAATGGATCATCTACTAATATTGGAGTAGGTCATGGAATAAGAGATATTATTAAAATAGATGCGGTAGATGATCCACCTAATGATCCACCTATTTATTATACTGATGGTGATTTTATTAGAAAAGGTTATGTGACAACTTCTCCTACCTCTGATATATCTTTATATTTTCTAACCCCTTCATCTTTAGCATATGATAAAACTAGAGATAGATTATATGTTGTAGGAGGTTCTAAAATAGTATATGTTTTAACACAAAATTTTACAACAAATTCTACTATAAGATCTTATGTTAACATTGATGGAAATTATGGTTTTAGCGGTGAAGGTGGCAGTGCTTTAGTAGCAAAAATAAATAATCCTAAACAAATATGTCTGGATAAAATAGGAAATCTTTACATTGCTGATACAAATAATCATAGAATACGAATGGTTCCTGTAAGAAGTGGCAAATACTATGGTATAAATATGGATGCTGGAAAAATTTATACAATTGCTGGTTCTGGAACTTCTGATTATGATGGCGATGGTGGTAAAGCAAAAGATTCTAAACTTAATTCTCCTGAAGGTATAGCAGTGGATAAAAAAGGAAATCTTTATATTTCAGATACTGGTAATAATGTAATTCGTTATGTAGATGTTCTTGATAATATTATATATACTGTTCTTGGATATAGAACTACTTTATCACCTGCTCCTTATCCATCAGCAGCACCTCCACCAGTAATGGATGGATTCAATACTATTCTAAGGAATCCTAGAAAGTTATTATTTGATGCTTCAGATAATTTACTATTTATAGATGATAATGGATTAAATAAGATAACAATTCAACCTATAAATAATTCAAGAAATGTTCCAACAGGTGAAAATAAAGATGCTTTACTATTTACTTCACCGATAAAAGATATTGTTGTATCTGGTAAAAAGGTTTTATATATAACAGATAATAATTCTACAAAGAATATACATTCTTTAGATTATGCTGGTAAAATTAATGAGTTTTACTACGAAGGAGCAAATGGTTTGTGTTTAGATGTTTCAGAAAATGTATTAATCGCTGGAGGAACCCTTATTCAAAAATTAAATGTATGTGCTGACCCTCCAACAGTTATTGCTAGTGGTTTAACAATGACAGGGGCTACAAAAATGACAAAGTTAGGAAATGATATTTATTATTTAACGAATAATTCATTGTTTAAGAAAGGAGATTCAGTTGCGAAAGTAACTGGTCTAAATAATCCTTCAGCAATTACAAATGATGGAACGAATATTTATATCGCTGATAGTAGTAATAATAAAATTATTAAATATAATGGAACGACTACTCCTCCTAGTTCTACTTTTGGTGGAATTGATACAACAAGAAGAATCTTTACACCTACACCTGTTATAAATCTTAGGGTAGGATGGAATAAACATAGTAACATACTTACATTGTATTGGAATGATCCAGATACAAATGGTGTTGATGGAACGTTCAGTTATACATTATATTATAATCATTTTACACAAAATAATAATTGGTTAAACGGTTATCAACATGTACCTAATGCTTCTCCAGGATGGACATCTGGTGGTGGACCGATGATATATGTTCGTATTGATTATACCTTTACACCAAGAGAAGGTTCTGCTCAAAATTTCTATGGGACATTCCATAAAGTTTGTTTAGGGGGAAAAGAGGCCATTTGTCATTATTATCATCCACCACCAATACCAACAGAAATAAATAGTATATCTCTACCACCATCAACACCAGAACAACCTTTAACAATTACAGAAATTAATACAATTGACCATATAGAACTAAAAAATCCTTCTGGTTTAGGATATTATAATAATCATTTATACATTTCTGATACAGGTAATAATTGTATATACAAAGTATCAAATGATAAAAAATTTGATATTATTGCTGGAGATAAAGAATTATCATCAACAGCACCAGCACCAGCACCTTATCCTGTAAATGAAGGTATCTTGGCAACAGAAGCATTATTAAGTGCCCCAACTGCTATTACAATAGATTCTGATGGAAATGTATTTTTTATTGATTCTGGAACAAATACTATTAAAATGATTGTTGCTTCTGATAATACAATTCAAACAGTTGCTGGTGGAATAAAACGTGACCCAATTATTGCTCTATTAAAGGAGGGTAAATATCCCAATGAACCTTATCCAAGATATATAAATACTGGATATAGATTTAATAATGAAGTTGTATATTACGATAATATTAATTCAAGATTACAAAATGATAATGGCACTGGAACTGATAATACTGGTAATCCTCTTGGTTTTTATATATCAGATAAACATAAATCTTATGAATTCTTTTATATAGATGATTTAACAAGAAATAGAATAGATATAGATCCTTCTGAAAATGCAATAGTTGATGAACAACTGGATTCAAATTCACTTGTAAGTTTAACGAATCGTTTAGATGATATAAATACAAATGAATATTTAGATTTAGAATATAATAATGAAAATGATTATAAATACACTGATATTTATACTGGTTTACATTCTATAATAAATGAAGTTAAATATTATTTATTTATTGATGCGAGTGGAAATTTACTAGATTCTAATGGATTATTAAACACTAATACTATTACACCATCCCGATGTTTTTTTATTACTACTACTAATAACATAGATCCAACTGCTACAACTTTTGATGGAATGTATATTAAAAAATTTAGTATTGGTAATGGTTTGTCTGCTGTTACTAATACTTTTGATGTATCTAATCTTAATACTAATATATATAGTTTAACTGATGGGGCTACATATAATATAATGTATTCTTCAATAGATCCTAGGGAAATTAATAAATTACCAAATGTTCCAAATTATGTATATTATTTAAATCTTTCTGCTGCTCCTCCAGCACCATCACCAGCACCTCAACCATCTCCATCACCAGCACCTCAACCATCTCCATCACCAGCACCTCAACCATCTCCATCACCTCAACGATCTCCATCACCATCTCCACAACCAGCACCTCAACCATCTCCACAACCAGCACCTCAACCATCTCCACAACCAGCACCTCAACCATCACCACCATTAATAATTACAAGTGTAACACGAGAATCTAGTTCTTTGGGAATAAAGATAAATTGGAATTGTGAAGGTGATTGTGGAACGTCATCAAGATCGTATAGTTATAAATATAGTATAGATGGAGGTATTAATTGGAATTTTATGCTTAATAATTCTATTATATTAACTGGAACAACATTATCATATATAGTGAATGATGTTGGTGTAAATACAACTACTGATGTAACATGTAATGTTAAAATACGTAAAAATAATTTATCAGATGATTCTACAATTGTTACATCTAATACGATGAGTATTACTATTCCACGTATAACACCACAAAGTCAAATTACATCACTGGTATCAAGCAATATTAGAGATAGTTCATTTGACCTTATTTGGAATGCTCCAAGTAATGAAACAGGTGGAACAGTAATTAATCGTTATTATTTAGAATTAAATGGTGTTCCTAGTAACTTACATTTACTAGATCCTAGTAATATTAGTTTTATAGCAGCAACTGGAACAACCCCTTTAAAAATGAAAACAACAATAGCATATGTTGATAATAATTATATTTTAAGAATAACTTGTCAGACCTTATATACTGTAAGAATGCAAGTATCAACTTATGAATTTGATCAAGATATGTCTGTTATTTCTAATTCTATATCTGTAACTACTCTAGATTGTCCAACAATAACTGGTTTTGCAGAATTATATAAACCAACATTAGTCTTGGCATATATTCATATTAGTTCTTCAGCATTTAGTCCTACTACATTTATAAATAATTCTGGTTTTATAACAAGTGTTGCTCAATCACAGGTATATAATATTATTACTTCAACAAATTCAAATGTTGCTGATTATAATCCTCTATTAAATCCGACAGTTAGTTCTAGTTCTTCAGCACCTGTATCATTATTATCAAATGTAAAAATTCCTTTAATGGCTACAAGTACAAATGCCCAGATTACTTCTTCAAGAATTTTCGGTCCTCCATCTTTATGGAATCAAATATATTTTAATAATACTCGTTCACTTAGACCTGACGGCACACCATGGCCAAAAATTAATAAATATGCTATATTAGATAATTCAGATTTAGATTTCGCAAAACCAAGTTTTTTTGATACAATTAATTTAACACCAGGAACAGTAGGACAACCTACAACTTTAGGAACCGTAACTGGAAGAGTATTAAATAACGATGGATCAGTGGCATATTATTATATTGGAAGAATTATTGATACAACCCCTCTAAATACGATAATTAATTATATCCCCAATTTCTTACCATCTTATATAAATCAAACTGGAGCATATGTTTTCCCTGGGACAGGGTCATATTGGGTTAATAATACAAGTAATATAGTAGAAGTTGGTATTTTTAACCCTTATTCGTTAGCAAGAAGAACACCAGCACCAGCACCAGCATCATCTAGTGGCGGTTCAATGGTAGGTGGTAGTATTATGAAAATTTATACTGATGATTTTAATAATTTAATGTTTCACGATGTTACAACACATACTGATTATCTGTTAGAACCATTATTAGATAAGAATGGTATTCAAAAGAAAAATGAAATAGATTCACTACTTTGGTATTCAACAGTTGATACAACTATAGTTGGAGCAATTAATTTATACGACGTGGAAACTGCTAGACCATCACTAACAGATAGATTACCCCATTTTACTAATGAAATACCACAGAATAACATAAATAATTTTAATAATATGATTAAAATTATTAAAGAATTTTATAATAAAAATCCTAAAATAAGTTGTATTAGTGACGCAACTTCACGAATTATAATCCGAATTAATGAATTAATTTATAGTAAAATGCCTTCTCTTTCTGATATTATAAATTCAGATTCTACAACAGAAACAAATGAATCAACACCAGAAACAGATGAATCAACACCAGAAACAGATAAAACAGATAAATCAACAACAGAAACAGATGAAGTCCCTATTATAACAATCGGTTCTACAATAAAAGATAACAATACAAATAAATATACAGTTCCTATTAGTTGGACACCACTAAATACTATTTCTACAATAAGTATTATATTTACAAAAGATATGCTTCCTGTTCTTCCTATTCCTCAATCTCTAATTAAACCAATTAATATGGGGATAATAACTCCAGAAAATCCAGGGACAAAAACATTTGTAAATATGGCTCCAGGAACTTATACAGTTACAATTACAACACTTTCTGATTCTGGAGAAATAAATTTTGCAACAAATACATTTACATTAAATTAAATTAGTATAATATGCGTAAATTTAAAACTTTTCTATATATTATAAATTAATAATGAGTATAAATGATGATGATATAAAAAATCTTCGCACCCGGTCAGGTTACTTACCGAGTGAGAGTATATTAGCATTTGAAAAAAATCTACATGAATCAGGTCCTGTAAGTTTAGGAAAATGCTTACATTTTGGGATTGACTTAATATGTTCTGGAGGTATTCATACCTTTTATAAAATGTTGTGGGACTATGCTCTAAATAATGTTGGTATTGCTTCTATTCGTATATTTATGTATTTGAGACAACGTATTCGTGAATTAAATGATTTAATTAATAAATATCCTGATGAAACCTTATACAGCAATTCAGAATTTCAGAACAAAGTTTGTGAAATTATTCTTGTGATTCACGATGCTCCAAAGTCACATAAAATTATTTGGCCCAAAGTTGGTTCAGAAACACACGACACAATGTGGTTAAAAAGTGTTGCTTCTGCTCCATCATCTGATATTGTATCAAAAGTATGGAGAGGAGAAGGAGACTTACGTGTTCTATATATTTTAGGAAATGAGATTGTAAAATCTGCTTCAGAATATTCTTTAGAACGAGTTCTCTTTTGGATAAAATGGGGATTTGAAGAAGAGGTTCGTTTAAGAAAAGATAATAACAATGCTTCATTGACAACAGTTGATAGAAGTGTTACAGGTAAAGGAAAAGGAGAAGTATCCTACTATTTTCTAGCAATAATGGCTGAAATTTATAAAGAATTAGCAAGAAAACAAATGATACGAATGAATGAAGAATTTCAAAGTTTAATAGACTTATTCCGTTCAACAGATACACAATTTACTGCTTCTTTTAAAAAGAATTTACTATCTCTTATAGCACAAGTTATTTGTGAGGTTCCCCGATGGAAGATACCTGCTGCGAACCCTTTAATCAAAGATCCTATTGTTCTAGGAAGAATGTTACCACAATGCCCTAAATTTTTTACAGAAGTTTTATTAAATCCATCTGTTACTTCTGTGAATTTACAGAAGTTATTAAAAAACAAAGGAAAAGTTGAAAAGAAACAAGATAAAAAGAAAGTTAGTATGGAAGAACAATTTCAAGCGTTTGATAAAGCAATGGAAGATTATATGAAGAAATAGTAGGATGGAAGAAAAAAAAAGTAGAAAAATAATAAAAGGTGGTCAAGCTCTTCCAACATGTCCTAATATTGTTCCATCTACTTTACCAACATATTCTCAATTAACTTCACAAGGAATATTACCTGGTGTACAAAATGCTATTACATCATTAGTTCAAGCAACATATCTAAATGGTAATACTACAGCACCATATGGCGTTTCAACAGCTTATAATTATTATTATTGTAGACTTGGTCGTGTATTTACTTTAGCTGATTATGTTGCTAATGTAAATACTATAATATTTAATGATGGTATTAATTATAGTTGTATTGGCTCTACTTTAACTGCTTGTGGATATACTAGATCAGATCGTTTAACATTAACTCTTACTCCAAGGAGTATATCTGCAGCACCTTCTCTTTCTCCAGTACCAGAACCTGCACCAGCACCTTCTCCAGCACCAGCACCAGAACCTGCACCTTCTCCTTCTCCAGCACCAGCACCAGAACCAGCACCAGAACCTGCACCAGCACCAGAACCAGCACGAGCACCTTCTCCATCTCCAGAACCTTCTCCAGAACCAGCACCAGCACCTTCTCCAGCACCAGAACCTTCTCCAGCACCAGCACTAGCACCAGCACCAGCACCAGAACCATCTCCAGAACCTTCTCCATCTCCAGAACCTTCTCCAGCACCAGCTCCAGAACCTTCTCCAGCACCAGTACCAGCACCTGCTCCAGAACCTTCTCCAGCATCTGTTCCTGTTCCTGTTCCAGCATCTGTTCCTGTTCCTGTTCCATCTCCAAAACCATCTCCTAGACCATCTCCATCTCCTATTCCTGTTCCAACACCATATCCTTCTCCAAGACCATCTCCAAGACCATCACCTAGACCATCACCATCACCTTCTCCTAGACCAGCACCAAGATATTGTAATGAAGTTTCATCATTACTATATTTATCAGATGAACTAAAAGATATTATTTGTAATAATGTTCCTTATAAAGAGGTTATATCTGATATTAATAATTTATTTACGGATTATACACCTTACCATGATTTTCAAAAAAATTTTTTAACATTTTTATATTTAGGAGCAATAAATGATGATTTAAAGAATTATGTGACTACAACAAGCAGTATTGCTAGTAATTATAAAAAATATTTAACATCTACAACATCAGATTACACTATATACGGTAATAGGGGTAGTAATACAATAACAACAGATTATAGTGAAATATTTGGTCTATTAAATGGTTCTTTATGTTTAAAAGAACAATTAAAAAATTTATACTTAACTCTTTCATATTACACAGATTTTTATAATAGATATATAGATATAGTAGGGTCTAGTATTACTGATAATGACAGATTAGTATTTCAAATTACTCATATTAAAAATACTATAAATCATTACAATGAGGCTAATTTAGGTCAATGTCAAAATCAAAAAATTTGTTCCGATAATTCTAGAGTTAATATGTTAGTACCTTGTCCAGCAGTATCAACGATTCCAATTGATACTCCTCCAAGATGTCGTAATTCCGTTACAGAAGAAATAAAGAAAAGATTTCAACAAAATCGTGTTATTAATCATCTAGGTCTAAGTGGTTATAATCCTGCTACTCAAACTATACGACTTAATTGGATAAATTATGCATTTAATGGAATAAATGTTGAATTACAATATGTTTATATAAATTATAATTTTATAAGTGGTTCACAAAGTAGATGGGGAACTTCTAACGTTTCTTTATCAAGTATTCCTATACCTTCATCAGGAAATAATCGTGCCAGTATAGAAATACCAGGTATTATTCCAGGACGAAAATATTGGTTTAGAATAAATTATAAGATAATAAATTCTGCTAATAATGATCAATATTGTGAATTTTTTACAAATATATCGCAAACATTAACATGTATTGGTAAACCAAATAATGCTACCATTAATACAATACCATCAACTGATATAACATCAAATAGTATAAGATTTACTTGGGTATCAAATGTAAATGAAGCAGAGATTAGTGTATTAAATACGAATGGAACTACTGTAAGTCCTAATCCTAGTATTACTTCTTCTGGGAAAAGGGTTACAATAGGAAATTTATCTCCATCTAAACCATATAAAATTACAGTGAAACCATATGTAATAGGTATAAATGATGAAGGGAATAACAAATATTATAGTTTGCAAGCAACAGTATTTACAAAATCAACTATTGCAGCCAGAAGAGGAGGTTCTATAAAAAACAAAAAGAGTATTTTGAAGAAAAATAAAACAATAAAAAAATGAAACAATAAAACAATAAAACATAAATAGTAAATAGTAAATAGGTATGTCAATACAGGCTTCTTATCAAGATGCTTTATACGCACAACAATCCCAACAATATGGTTCTGGTGCTGCTAAAGCCCTTAGATCAGTTGGACCACCTTCTACGACAAATGCCTTTATGCAGTTCATCCATAATACTGGAAAGTTCTGGAAGAAATTTTTTACTCATACTATTCCAGATATGTTTCGTGACCCTATAACACCAATAAAAGTATTTGTTCGTTTAGTAATATTGTTAATTGTTGTAACTCTCGCAATATCTCTTTGGAATTATGCGAAGGGTTTAGGAAATAATACGAATGTTCAAGGATTTATAGATACACGAGCAGCAGTAAATAAAGCACAAGAAAGAGTGAATAAATTATCTTCTACGAAAGAAGGATTTCAAACAACACAAGAAACACAAATAAACCAAACAACAAGTGAAGCAAAGAGAAATATATTAAAAAATTTACAACCACTTACAGTAAAACAAGCCGCTTATTTAGACAAAGTGTTTGATACAAATTCTGGTATATCACAACAATTAGCATTAGGATGTCGTTCTTTCTTTTTTAATATAGATTATCTTACTGCTGATATGAATAGAGAAAACTTTTCCAGACCATACGAACCTGCTTTATTATATCGTGATAATTCTGGTAATCTCATTTCAAATAATTCTGGAGCCTTGGATAATGCGTTCCAGCATTTGGCAGAATATGGTTTTAATGACCAAATGCCAAATTATAATGACCCCATCATTGTTTTCTTACATTTTGTGAGAACGCCCGATAAATTAACAGAAACAGATCGTTATGTTACATTCTTAAAGAAAGTCTCATTATCGTTGAATGTATTAAATAATCGTTTCGCAAAAGAATACTATCGTTCTTCAAGAGAATCTGATATATTTACACAAGATATTCATACGTTTGATACAAAAATATTAATTGGAACAAATATTGATACAAGTTATTCAAAACAATTAAATGCAAGTGGTTCTCTTACATTAATGGAAGATTTAGATTATAAGATTAATTTTCATTATTACAAAGAAGGTTCTGACCCTATTGATGCTACTGCGATATCTACATCAAATCAAGTAAATGCTTTAATAATAAAGAGAACAACCCTTTTAGCATTAACAGGACAACAAAGAGAAGATTGGTTAGCAACTCATAAAAATAACTTTATAATTATGAAAGATGAACCAACCAATGTATTAAATCCGGCAGAAGTTGGATTCTTATTAAACACATTAGGAGTAAATATTGTCCCTTATGACTATATCAATACTCCTTTAGCAGATGCTAGAAATGTAAAAACTATATACAATGGTTCTTTTAGAATGAAACCAGATATTCTAATTACTTAATAGGTATAATGGAAGAAGAATCTAAAAATATTCATTATTTACCAAAAGAAAAATTATTAGAACAACGTTTAGAAAAAGCAGTAAGTCAAGCAGAAGAAATATTAAATTATGAATCAGCGCACAATGAAGAGTTACAACAAGCCTTAAATATTGTAAAAAAGTTTATTCAGAAAAAACAAAGAATCTGTTATGGAGGAACTGCGATTAATATGTTATTACCAAAAAATAAAAGATTCTATGATCCAAACTTAGATCTTCCCGATTATGATTTCTTTTCACCATCTATTGATAAAGATGTCTTAGAACTTGTTGGTGACTTACAAAAAGCAGGTTTTAGAGAAGTAATTCATCGTGTTGGAATGCATGAAGGAACAAAGAAAATTTTAGTTAATTTTATAGCAGTGGCAGATATATCTTATTTAGATAAACAATTATATAATATTTATTTAAAAGAATCACAAGTCATTGAAGGGATACATTATACAAGCCCTGATATGTTACGTATGATGATGTATTTAGAATTATCTAGACCTAGAGGTGAAGTCTCTCGTTGGTCAAAAGTATATGAACGGTTAGAATTACTAAATAATAATTTTCCTCTAAAGTCTTGTAAAAAGGTAAAAACACATCCAGATATATCTGAAGAAATACGTCAAATAATTTTTGATTTTATTATTACACATGAAAGAATTCTAACAAATATAGAATTAGAATCTATTTATAAAAAATCCTTAGGAACAAAAAAATTAGATTATTCTTTTAATAAAGGATTCAAATCAGTAATTGTATTTTTCTCCCCAGATTTGAAGAAAGATGCGTTTGATTTAAAACAGTTGTTTGATAAAGATTCTTTACGTATTCTGTATGTGAAAGAAAAAGGTGATTTAATTCAAGAACGTATAGAATTATATTCACATTCTTTACTAATCGCAGTATTAGTAAAAGAATCTGCTTGCCATAGTTATAATAATATTAAAACAGAGAATAATCGTCTTTTAAAAATTGCTTCATTAGATACAATTATTAATTTATATTATTCTTTACATTATTTCAGTAATTTTAAAGTATCAATGTGTAGCATTGCTTCCTGTATTAAAACATTAAAGTCATTAAGATTGTCAAAGATTTCACAATTTCCCTCTTTTTCCATAGAATGTTCTGGTTATCAAAAAGGATATCCAACATTATTGAGAGAAAAACTATTACGGATTCAAAAAGAAAAAGAAAAGAAAAAGACTCTTAAGAAAAAGAGAGAATGAATACAGAAGGAGGAAGAATATCACAATTAATTGATTCTGCTAGAAGATGTGCTATACAAGAACAGTTAGCAAAAGCACGTAACTATTATGGTGTTGATTCATGTGGAACCTGTAAAGCAATTGTTATAGGACAAACAGTGCCTAGTGATTCATCATATCAGATTTCAAAAGTTGCCAACTGTGGATATGATTATAGCAGACCTCCTGTTGTTCCTGAATCTGTCCGGATTGCCAGGTTAGAACAAGAATTATTTGAAAAAAGAAATGATCCTCTAAATCCAGAAACACGTTTTGTGAAATATTCTCCTTCCACAAGACGTATTATTATTCCTTGTCCTCAAGTAAATTTATTAAATGGTCCTCCAGAGGTAATAGGTTGTCCTTTACCAAATACTATTCTAAATTCTACTATACCAAGATAAAAAAATATTTATCTAGTAGTAAAATGCCCACTGGAAATTACGATTCATCTTACATTACACAGAGAAGAAACGCAATGGCTCTTTATGCTTTCAATAATGCGAATCAACTTGCGGTCAACAATGGTGGTGTTCGTCGTGAACAACCTACCGCTCAGTCTGGTGCTGTTATTGTAGAAAGAAGACAAGGTGGTTGCTTCTGCTCTGATATTAACAATGGTAACGTATACATAAATAATGGTCCCGGTGGATGCGGATGCGGTGGTGGAGCAAATTAAAAAATTTATAAATTTATTGAATAATATTATTAGTATTAAGATTTTTACTTCTTGGCACTAATAGTTTTTGTAATCGTCTTCTTCGTTACAACAATAGGCTTCTTAGGAATAGCAACAGGCTCAATAACATCATCATCGTCATCATCTTCATCAATCATAGGAGAAGGAGCACGAGCAGGAGCAGGAGCAGGAGCAGGAGCAGGAACAGGAGTAGGAGCCTTGATAGGTTCTACAATAGCCTCTTCATCGTCAATCTCTTCATCATCCGCAAGTTCAGCAAATTTGTTCTTTGAAGCAGAAGATGTCTGAGGATGAGGATGAGTAGATGACGAAGAAATCTTGCTAGAAGCAACTTCTTCAGAAGTTTCATCTTCATCACGAATCGCACAACCACGAATGCTCTCAGGAAGATGATCTGTCTTAATCTGAACAGCCTTCCATGAAAGACCATACTTGCTACCAGCGAACCATACACCAGCACACTGAATGATACTTGTAATAATAGCACCTTTTACAAGAATATCCTCAAGAGGAATATCAGTTAGAGGACGTTTCTTTTCATCTACAATAAAGATATCAAACTTACCATCACGTTGTTTGAGCTGAATCTTCACAGTAGGAGGATAAGGTTTTAGATTACCATCCGCATCCTTTGAAAAGCGGACAATAGGTGTGTAAAACGCTTTTACAACATCACGATTGAGTTCTGACTTAAACCATTGTTTAGAATTCTTAACACCCATTTCAATCATATACTCATCAAGAGAAGTAAAAGCATCGTAAAGAATCTTCATCTTTGAACCTTCTACATCATAACCCTTGAGTGACAAATCAACACTATATTTAACTGGACCAGACTTATCAAATGTGCTCATACCATAAGGAATAGGGATTGAACTAAGTTGCATTTTAAATGAACTAGAGTCATAATTAAGATACGCCAACTTTGCTCCACTATCCATTACCTTCAGAGGAGAAATAGTGACACTTGAAGTCTTGAAATCCTTGGGAAAGATGATAGAAGACATTTTGAAACTAATCGATTTTTTACGAAAAAAAGCGAGTCAATTTTTTTGGTTTTTTACAAATTAAAATCAATTTTTTTAGTAGAATAAAATGGCAATGTCACAGAGTGAACGTATGAGATATATTTTAGAAGAGTCACAGAAATTTGTAGCAAGAAATAAAGTTAGAGATTCTTCTGAATTAACACTTATAAGACAAGCAAAAGCATCTTCTGTTCAAGTGCCTCAAAATGTTGCGACAGTAGTAAATTTACATACCTCTCAACAAATGACAACTTATCCTTATCAATCGGATTGTGCGGCAAATGTTGTCTATACGGGTGGAGGAACACAAATGGATTATACTGCGAAACTATATAAAGAGCAAAGTTGCGCAGTATGTGCGGATGATAATCCTGTTAACAATCAATATATTACTTTACCGACTCCTTGTTATGATAGAACACAATTCCCTTTTATTCAGACAAATCTTTCAACACCTGTTGTATGTCATGACCCTGGTTTTCGACAGTTCTTCCCTCCTGGTCCTCCATGTGCTCTCTCAACAAATATTTATTATACTCCTTCGGGTTAAAGTTATTATTATTATAAAATATATGTCAATATTAATTACTATTTGTTCAAAATCACCAAATTCTATTTTATATAATTGTATAGAACAGTTATATAAAATACAAATACAAGGTTCTACAGATTATAAGATTTGTGTTGTAGATAGTGATAGTTCTGATGTAACATATTATGAAAAAATAAAGAAAGATTTTCCAGATGTTGAACTATGTTTTGTAAAAAACAAACATTATGAATATGGTGCTTGGAAATATATTTATACAAAATATCCTTCTTATAATATATATTTTTGTATTCAAGATTCAATTACTATAGAAAAGGGAATAGATTTAACTCTTATAGATAACAATAATGCATATACTTTTCATCATAACAGTGGTTATAATTCAGATTTAGAAGTTAAACAAAGAGGTATAGAAAATCTTAAAAATAGTGAAATAAAAGATGAGTCTATATGTGATATAGTAGAAATAATAAATGATAATTTTACTTTAGCACAACATAGTTGCTTTATTGTGAATAATTATGTTATGAAAGATATATTGAATACACTCACAATCCCCCCTATTGATAAAATTGGTTCTCGTTTTTATGAAAGAAACTTTGGTTTATATTTTATAATTAAAAATATATATACATTTGATATATCTCCATTTATTAAAAAAATTAGCGGTAACAGATTATAAGATAGAAGCATAAATCCAAGGAAATGTTTCTCCTACAGCAGGTATAATTTGAACAAGAGTCATAAGAATATACATTACACCCAAACCTTTTTGTGGCTTATCATAAGCAGATGTAATAAATCTTTCAATTAACTGTAAATTTGTTTTCTTTAAAACTTTTTCTTCTTTTAATTCAATATCATCAATCTTAAACAATTTATTGCGTGTAGAATTATGAGAAGGAATAATAGCATTTTTTTCTTTGTTTGTTAAATTTAATCTGTAATTCCAAAGAGTATATAATTTTTTGTAAAAGTTTATATGGTCTTCTTTATCCATTTCATGAAACCAATCTGTATTTACAATATACCCCAATTCTTCCATTTTTGAGAAACAATCTAATACTTTTTGATTCCATATTTGTTCGCTTGTAAATGTTGTATTATCTATATACATTGTATCGTATTTTTTTGACTTTAACCATTTTAACCTATTATGAATTTTATTAATATTTTCTTTTGATATAACATCTCGTGTATAAGGGTTTTTAATTTCTTTTGATTTTGATAACAAAAAAGATAAGGTTCTTATATCAAAGCACCATATATTTTTCTTTGTATCGCTATAACTATAAATATAAATTTTAGGAATTGTGACTAAAGGCTCTAAACTGTATAATTCACATTGATTATTGCTAACAGAAAGATCTCCTCTAGCAGGACCTTGGCGTTTAAAATATTGTCTTGAAGAGTATTTTCTCCATATTGATTGTATTATCATTATTTGTTTTATATTCTTTTCTTTTTGTATAAAACGATGAGGATTTTTTAAATGTTTTGAACAAAACTCTTTTCCAAAAACAACCTTATTTTTACATTGTTCAGATAAATAATGACGGCTCTTGATGTTAATACATTTTAGTTGAGAAGAATTCATAATTATCCTATTTATTCCGCCGTAAAGTAATTTCTAAAATCTTTAAATAGTTAATTAAAATTATGAAAAAAAATGGAATATGTCAGCAATAAATCGAGATTTCAAAAAAAAAAAATAAATTTTCTTTTTTTTAAAAAATAAATTGATTTTTTATAAAAAAATTGATTCTATATTTTACGAAAGAGTCATCAGTGCGTAAGAAAATGTCTTCTAATACCTCAACCTCCGGTACAATGAACACTGCTACTCCCGCGAAGACTCCTCGTGTTGCCAAGAAGAGCTCTGCTGTTGAGACCGTTGCCCCTGTCCCTGTCCCAGTGCCAGTCCCTGTCGCTGCGCCAGTCGTTGTGGAGGCCACCCCCGCCAAGAAGGCGACTCGCAAGGCTGCTGCCCCCAAGGCCGAGACCCCTGCGCCAGTGGTAGTCTCTTCTACTCCTGTAGAGGCTGCTCCTGTGGCGCCAACTGCTCCCGCCACAACTCTGGATGAGGACATCAAGGCACTGGCTGCTCTGGCGGTCACTGCCCGTGAGACTCTCTCTACTTTCCAGGCCCAGCTGAAGCGTCTGGAGAAGCGTGTCCACCGTGACATGAAGGATGCTCGTAAGCGTCGCCGTCGTGTGAAGGTTGATGAGAATGGTGTTGAGGTCAAGCGTGCCCCCTCCATCTTCGAGCGCCCCACCCAGGTGACTCAGGAGTTGCTGACCTTCCTCGGTCGCCCTGCTGCCACTCTGATGAGCCGCTCCGAGGTCACCAAGGCGGTAAATGACTACGTCAAGGCCAACAACCTCAAGAACAAGCACGACATCAAGCCTGATGCTCCCCTCCGTGCTCTCCTAGCAATTGGTGTTGATGAGCCTCTGACTTACTTCAACCTCCAGCGCTACCTCAACCGCCACTATGTGAAGGCGGCCCCTGCGACTGCGTAGATAGCATGATATAACAAAAAACAAAAAACAAAGAAAAAATAAAAAAACATAAAAAACAAAGAAAAAATAAACAAAACATAAAACACATATTAAATAATATAAATTAGGCAGAAATGCCTGTTGGCCCCTTAGTATATCGGTTAGTACATTTGGCTTTGAACCAAGTAAGCCCAGTTCGATTCTGGGAGGGACCTTATAAGTGTTTATAATTTAGTGGTAGAATGACGCAAACTTTTTTATTTTTTTATAGTATAAAAAAATAAAAGACTTATTTTAAACTATATAATTATTATTTTTTTAAAGTAATATTACTCATCTCTTTAGATAAAGAAGCAAATAAAAATGTTATATATAAAGAACTTAAGAATGTTATTCCATACATACATGCTTGTATAATACTCAATACAAACATCATATCTCTAAATACAGATTCAGAGCAATCACAATTTGCTTTCTTCACTTCATCAATATATAATAAAGTGAATACTATATTTAATATCGTTAAGGCTGTCAATAAAACTAAAAGAACCGGAGTTTTTTCTAAATAATTTCTAATCTTATTTGAAAGTAATAAATTAGCCGAACTGAAAAATAATGAAAAAATAGTAAATGCAAAAATATAATGTCTTTTATAATTTATTGCGCAATCACAACCAATTGTGCTTAAATTATTAAGATAATATATAATACATCCGTTTAAAGAAATATTGACTAAAGTTAGAAGTGTAGAAATTATTTTTTGATTCATTCTATAAAGTAAATATAATTTTATATTAGATGTATAAGATATTAATATTTTTTATTGTAATTATAATTATATTTGGATTAAATTATTGGTGTCATTTAATTGGCATGGATTTTTATAAAGATCAACCAACAAATTATAAAATTCATGATTTACTTCATTCTGTTTTACCAGATTTACATGATTATCATATAAGTATAGATATAATTGGTTTTATTGCTGTTATTCCTGCTATTATGTATTTTAATCAAGAACTTACAATTGAATTTTTAACAAAATTTTTAATTATTATGTTAATTCGTGCTTTTACAATTGTTTCTACGGTTCTTCCAAAATATGAACGTTGTGATACAAAATTTGATTACCGTAACTTTATATTGGGTGGATGTTATGATAAAATATTTAGTGGTCATACATCTTTTATATTATTACTTACATTATTATATTACAGAGAACATATTATTAATTTACCAACCTTATTTGTTATGAATATTATTAATATGTTGGCAATTATAGCAACAAGATCACATTATACGGTTGATGTATTAATTGCTATTTTTGTTACAACAACTATATTTAATGTTAAGATTTAAATATAATTTTCCAAATTTTCTAAATCATTTGTAAGTTCTAAAATTTTAGCAATTTTATCAGGATGTAATGCTTTTTCAAGAATCTCTAGTTTAATAGGATTACACAATGAATGTCTTTGGTCTCTATAAATTTCTCCTTGAAAACCTAAATTGAATTTTGTTCTTAAACGATTATAATGAAGGGAACCAGTTATTTGATTTATATTCACAAAATAAGGATATTCAATATATTTAAGATTTGCTTCACAAGTTTTACAAATATCGTATGATTCTAATCTTTGAAAACATTGAGAACAATTTAATGTAAAAATATTTTTATATATAAAATCATATTTATTTAAAAGCCCTATAACACGATAATTTATAATACGAGAATAATATAAATTGTCATCTTTTCTAAATTCATTTTCTTTTATATCAAATAAATAAAATGGGATTCGTTTATCATTTTCTTTTTGTTTTATATTAAACATATGATGAATATCATATTTTTCAATTAGATTCGGTGTTATTGTTTTACAAAAAAAAGAAGATTTATCTTCTTTTATAATTGTAATACCATTCATAAATTACTATCTACTATTTTGGTTTAAACGGTTCAAGTTTAAACGGTTCCAAATAAACAATATGTTCCTCTTTCACATTTTTGAATGGTTCAGATCTATTTGGATAAAATCTACGTTTTGTATCAATAATATAGTTATCATATGGTAAAGTTAAATTAATAGCCTTATGTTCAATAATAGATTCAATAGAACCATAATGACGAATTAATGTTAGCGCAATATATATATCATCAACAGAACTAATTCTTGTATTATTAATCCCAGATAATATAGCTACTTCTTTTAATTGTTCTTTATTAATATCTTCTTCTTCTAAAATATCTTTTAATTCTACTTCTTTTAAATCATTTTTTGTATGAAGCCATACTTTATCTATACCAGCAATTAAGAAGTCCATATCATTTGATAGAACAACATCAATGTAATTACTATAATATAAATCAATAAGAACAGCGTCTGCTTCTTGAATGCTTTTTATAAAAGAATAATTATTTTCAATTAAATATTTCTTGAAGTTTTCACGAGTTTCATAATTCATTATCCACGATTCTTTTTCTAACCTAATAATTTGTGAACGAATTAAATCTTTTGTTTCTTCATTCATATCACTTGTTAACCATAAACGTAAACTATTTATTTCATCTTGTTTATTATTATTAAAGGTTTTTCTTAAATTAAGTTCTTCTTTTTTAGATTCTGGTGCTTTCCCATCAAATACAAATAATAATTTATGATGTAAAATTGGTTTTAAGAATTTAAATATCTTTTCTATATCTCCCTGGTATTTATATAATAACGATAAAGCATCAATTCCTACACGTAGCAGATTTACCGATATAATATTTTTATGATAATTCTTGGTGTAATGATAAAACCCATGAACACCCATTTTGATCTTTTAATGCGTAAAAATAATTTAATTTATAAATCAATTTTATGAATTAAATTATATAGTTATATAATATAACGATGAATACAAGAGAACTAACTAATTTATTTGTTCCTGTTGTATTATTCATAGTATTAACACCCGGTTTACTTTTCACTTTACCTTCTGAATCCAGTTCCAAGACAGAGCAAACTTTTACCCATGCTGCGGTATTTTTAGCAGCATATGCTCTCTTACGCACTGTCTTTAAGAAATATTATTAAATATGTAATTCAGGACTTGTAAAACGACTTATTGTAATACGTTTTGGTCTATAATTCTTATCAAGCATTATACCCAAATCTTCAAAGACATTTTCTCTCATAGTTGTATATCTTGCTCCATAATCTTGATATGTATTCACATTATGAAATCGTTTTACAGTATAATTTAAATCTTGTATATAATGATCTTGTATTGTCCATAAATCATATGCTTTCTTTTTATTACCATTTGACAATAAAGCAACTAAAAATAATTCAGCCCATGCTTCTGTAGCAGATTCTTTTAAAGTAACATGATTGCTATGAGTGTCAGTGCAAGAAGCGTGTAAAAGTTCGTGTATTAATACTCTTGTTGCTTCTTCGTAACGATAAATAACAATACAATCCGATTTACAAGCATATGTATATCCTCCATTCAAATGTTCTGGTCCCACAGGAATACCTTCATTTGGTAGAATACGTTTTGTTCCAGAAGCATATAAATATACTTGCCATACATCACTACTTGTAGGTTGTCCAAACCATTCAAATATTTTTCCCCATAGAGTCCAAGGATATGTCTCTTCTCTATTCTTTGTTAAAATAACAATTCTAGCATTATTGGTTTTTTTTACAATTGTAACTGCTTCACCATTTATAAATTCATCATTCAACTTTTTTCTTAATTGTAATTTATCATATGTAGCATCAGAATTTGCTTCTCTTTCTAAAATTGCTTTATCTTCTTCTGTTAATACATCATCATTCCATGTATGATTACTTAATTTTTTTACATTTTCTGTCAGGACATCTAGCACTAGGTTCCCTGACATCCTCTAATATAGCATTCCGAAGTTTTAAAAAGAGATTCTCCCAAACAATAGGAATACGATAACTCGGGAGTGTAGTATATCCACCTGTTGCTTGTGTTTCAGATAAAACAAATAATAACTTTTCTTTTTCTCTATCTGTTAATTCATCACATAAAATAATGACATCTAATAAAAAATGAACACATTCTACCCATCGTAAATTACGCATTAATAATTCATATACAAATTTTTTAATTTCTTGAACTTCACTTATATCAGGAAATTGATTTTTTTTCCATTGTAATAATTTCATTTTAAAAATATCTGACCAATTATGATGAATATGAGGATTTTTCTGTTTTAAAATAATAAAACTTTTATCTTCTAAAGAAGCACAGGGAATTTCAACAAACCAATCACGAATTCTTTGAACTACAGGAATTTCTGATGTTAGCCAAATAGATAAATCGTTTTCATTCTGTTCTAAAACAGATTGAATTATGAGAACAGATTCACTTGATAATAGATGAGAGTGATAAAGAACAACAATACGATTTCCATGACCTTGTTCTCCAGAAAGAACGTGACTTCCTTTTCCATAATTTGTTAAAACAGGTCTTAAAATATTTTTATCCTGCATTGACATTCGTGCGATATCAAAACCAATATGAACTAAAGATGATTCATATTCAATTTGATGAGAATCATTTTTATCTTCTTCTTCCTCTCCTTTTGCTACAGTAGAAGCATTTCCAGAATCAAACGATAATGTTTTCATTTGAATGTGAAAAGGTATTTTACGAAATGTAGCAACCTGTTTTAACTTTTCAAGACATTGTGTTCTTTTCCCTGAACCAGCCATTCCTCTCCAACAAATTGAAAGTGAATCTATAGATTCCATTTCTTATTTAGACTTGTAATACAAGTTTAAATAAGCAATTTTGCTATAAGCAATTTTTTTTTTGCTCATCGGTTTCGGTGGGTTTCGATCCCACTACCTTGGAGTTAACAGCTCCACGCGCTACCAATTGTGCCACGAAACCATATGTGTTTTCACACAATTTATAATATTCATTCATCTTTAAGTATTTCTAATTCTAAATAATTCTTTAAAAATATAAAATAAGGATCTGCTTTAATCGAATAAAATGTCCACCATTGATGTAAACCAAAGGGATTTTCACTATAACAAGATTCACATATATAATTCAATCCATCTTTATAGTCAGGCATTCTATATCCTAACATTTTCACCCCTTCATTAATAAAACAATCCTCCATAATTATTTCTTTTTTAAAAGTATCACAAATATCTATCATAGAGGAACGCTTTCTATAACTCATCCCTCCACCACAAGATGTTTTATCCCACGCAAAATGAGAAGCAACATAATCGTAATTGAATATAGTTTCATCTATTTTTCTACGTAAATATGTATCTGTTTGAACAATAAGTAAATGTTCATAAGATAATAAATTATAAAAATAAGAACTCTTTAATAATGTATTATATTCATCTATTGCTATATCTTTTTCTGGACTTCCATCAAACAAAGGTAATAATATAACATTTTCTGAATTATTTGTTAGAATTGTTTTTAAATATGAAAAATTTATATCAGAACATATAATTGTTATAGACCAATCTCTTGCATAATAAAACATATTACGAATTAAAAAAGAAAGATTTGGGTGAATTCTTCTTTCAATAATTACAATAGATTTATTTGTATCTTTTTGAACAGTATTCTTTTTCCAAAATGTATCAAAAATATTATAATATTTTATCTTTAGTATATCATAAATAAAAGGTTCTAACTTCGTTCGTTTTTGATGAAGAATTTGCGGATCTGATCCATTTAAATCTTTATCTATAAATTCATCAAATATATGAATAGATTCCATATAATATTAATATATAAAGTATCTAAATAGATATTACGTATAATATATAAATGGAGTGGTCTATCCCTTTACAAAAGTTAGAAGTTGGAAAAGTTCAAATATGCGAGATTCAGCATAATGAAAAATCAATTGTTCCTCTTGCTTATTTTGATGGGCAAAATACCTTCTCATATTTAAATATTATCTTACCAAAATTTAATATTGATGTTTTTGAGCCTACAACAGGAAAGTTAGATATACTTTTAAATGATAGTCATTCACAAGCAAAAATATCTGCTTTACAAATATCATTATTAAATGCTGTTTTTATACAACAATCTATTTGGTTTCAGAACAAAAATTTTCCATTAGAAGTGCTAGAAAAATCATTCAAACCAATCATTGAAAATGATATATTACATTTATATTTTCCTGTTCAATACAATAATGATATTCATATTTATAAAGATAAAGTTTGGTATACAAGTTATCAACCGGGACTATTACAAAAAGGGAATACTGTTCGTATTTTATTTCGTATTCAAGGATTGTCGTTTCATAAAAATAATTATACAAAAGAATGGACTGGAAAATTTCGTTTACAACACCGCATTCTTGCTATTTTAATTTTTGATTGAATAATCTAAGCGTTTTTTGTCATTGTAGCAAATGACACAGATGTTAAAGATAATAATAAACTAATATGTGTTACAACCATTAAATATGGATTTAATGCGTTAGGATTTTGTCGTATCCAAAATACTGATAAAAATCCTAGAAGTCCTACAAGAAAAGCACATACCCAAAAGTATGTTGATAAATTATTTTGTATAGATACTTTCAAATCTCCCCCAAGATTATCATATATAACACCATAATATGCACCAAAGATTATAATAAATATTACTAAAACTATTAGTAACAATACTGATTGCCAAAAATTATACATATTCTCTAATATTTATGTTTTATTTTTTTTACAAGTTCAAAAACTCTATTTGAACTCATTGTTTGAATTGAATTTATATTATACACCATATACAAAAAAAATCCCAATAATATCAATACGCATATGGGAACAATTATAAACCAAAAAGAATATGTATTTAATTTAGAATCATTTTTATCAGATTCAACCATTCTAATCTATTACTAGAGAATGAAGAAAGGAAGAAAGACTAAAAAAATTAGTAAGTTTAAAAAAAATACCAAAAAATATAAACAAAGAGGGGGTAATAAAGATTATTTACATAAAACACCGGGTCCTCAACAATGTCATCCTCGTGTTGGTGAGAATAGATCATCGGAAGGATGTATTCCTATAGATATATTAAAGAAGGTTGCTGATAAGTTAAAAATTGATTCAAATTCACAAGATTTAAGAAAACAAATAGAAGAAAAGTTAAATGTGAAACCAATTCATGAATATAGTTTTGTAAAAGCACTTCCATTGGATGAAAAAGAAAAACAAAGTTTAATAAAACAATATCTACGACCCAAAATGCCCGAGAGTTGGAAATCAGATCCTGATAAATGGTTAAATTCTAATGATATAACTTATGTTATGGAGCAATATGAAGAAGCATTTCCTGCTTTTGAATTTATGGGACCGCATCCAATAGATTTTGCAGCACCCGATCCATATACAAAAGATGGAAAATGTTTAATTAATGAAATGTGTGAAATTAGAGTTACAAATGCTTTAAAAGAAGGAACAGAATCAATTGGTGTAATTTATAATTTAGATCCTCACTTTAAAGGCGGTAGTCATTGGGTAGCAGTTTATATTGATTTAAAACATCATAAAACATATTATTTTGATTCTTACGCAATAGAACCACCAAAACAAATTGCTACATTTATGAAATGGTTGACCACACAGGATTCAGAAATGAAACTCTTTTATAATGGAAACAGGTTTCAAAAAGGGGGTTCTGAATGCGGGATGTATTCTATGTATTTTATAATTCGTATGCTTGAAGGTGATGATTTTCAAGCATTTTCTAGAACAAAACCTCCGGATTCTTTTATGTTAGATTTACGCGATTGGATGTTCTCAACATAATAGAAAGCCTTCATTAGAAGATGAGCAGTCAAGTAAAATTTTTAGATCCAAAAAATGAATCCATGTTAGATAAATTAGTATATCAAGATTTTCAACGCAGATTAGGTTGTCCTCTCAATGAGAAACAAAAAGCACGATTATTGAAAACAGTTCATCACTATATGGAAGAAGTTGCTGAAAAAGGAGGAAGTAATAATATACAATCAATGAATAAAGAGGTTCTTACACTTGTAGTGCCTGATTTTAACGCATATTTAAATCGTCAGAACATCTCATCAAAAACAGATGTTGAATCACGGATGAAAGAAGATGTTGGTTCTCGTTTTTCTTCTTTACAAAATGAACGTTCTGATGATGGTATAAAAGCATTAATGCCTCCTACACCAGATTTTAGAATACCATTGGACGATGAGACTGCTTCACCTTTGTCTTTGTTTGAACAAGCGAAAAAGGCTCGAGAAGCAGAAGTTCTTAATAGTTCAGCTATGATAAAAAGAAATGATAATGATAATGAAGGAACATATTTATCTAATTTACAATCAGATTTACAAGGAAATGTATCAAGTGGAAATCCTACCATTGTGAAACCTGAAGAACTTAGAACAAAACCATCTTTACCACAAGATCTCATTATTCCTCAAGATGAAATTCTTTCTTATAAAGAAAATGAGTATAATCTTGTAGTCTTTTCTGCGGATCGTGATTGGTATAATAATCAAAGAGAAAATCGTTATAATTTCTCTGTATCTTTCAGTCCTTCCAATACATTACAAGGATTTAAATATTCTCCAACAGTTACAAATCGTTTTAATAATATTGTTCGCATTGAAATGGTGAAAGTAATTGTTCCTTTAGAATCAACAAATATTCTGATACAGAACTCTGCTGCTGCTGGTTCTTCCTTTGTATCGCAGACATCTGTTGTCAATAGTGTTATGACGCATCCTACAATTGTTCTTCATGTAGATGAACTTGAATCCAATGTATATGGAACAGATGATACTTTAGATAGATCATTTGCTACTTTACAATATGATGCCCAATGGTTTGCTGGTGCTGCTGTAACTACTTCTCCAGGTTATCTTGCTATGATTCCTAAATTCTTAAAATGCCAACGTGTCTATACTCCTACACCATTGGCTACTCTAACAAAACTTACTTTACAATTACAAACACCTTTTGGTAACATTTTGAATGAATCATTAGACACACTTGATATTAAATTTATTATTGGATGCTCAAGAAATGCTTATACTAGTGCTACTTCTAAATATATTAATAGCACTGGAACAGCAAATAATATACGTGATGGTGCTTCAGGAAATTCCTTATTTTTCATCATTGTTACAAACACTTTCTTCAGTCAATATTTATTCTCCGCAAATGATTTAATTCAAGTAAAGGGAACCGATACAAGTTTGATTTCTGGTAATGTAACTGCGAGAGCAGATTTCAAATCGTATTTAGAAAATACAAATGGCTTACGTATTGTTGCGACAGGTTATACTGCTTCTACAACACCAAATGATGGAGCCAATGCTGTAGGATATTGTAATTATATTGTTGTGGATACACGATACAGTGATCCTACTACAGGTCTAACAACTGTTCTACCATTTGGTGGAGACACAACAGCAAGTGTTGCGTTAGAAACTGCTATGAATGGTGTAACATTTACTGGAGCGAGACTCATTAACTTAACGAAACAAACACAACTTACATTCAGAGTCATTACACGTGATATGGATTCTACTACCCGGATCAGAGCAAATAATGCTTAACTTAATTAGATGGATCTAAAGAAAACATATGAAGCGGCTTCTCATTTATTAAAAGAAGGTTATGATAATTTTTCTACAGTAACAAATAATCAATTGGGTATGAAAAATGTTTATGAAGATTCTGCGTTATCCTTTGAAAGAGCAATTAGTAAAATAAAACTTCTTAAAAAATACGCAAAGAAACAATCAAGAAGTTGGATACCTGGTTATACTTCTGGGAATACTACAAATAATAGTATGAATGGGGGGAAAACAAGAAAGTCTATAAAGTCTATAAAGTCTATAAAGTCTAGAAGGAGGTCTAAAACAATGCGTCGTAATAATTCTAAATGAGTATTCAATGGCCTTCGACTGTTGAAAAGGTATATGTAATCTGTCATAAGGTAAAAGAAAATGAACGTTATGAGAGACTTGTAAAACATTTTAAGGAAGTAAATATTCCTGAAAATGTTTTAGAATTTATGGCACCAATATGGTCAGATGAATTAACACCTGAAATTATTTATAACGTATATGATCCTTTTCTACCAAGACCTTGTCCTTCTTTAACTTTTAAAAGTAAAGGATTGTCCAAAGGAGAAATTTCACTTGCTTTAAATTTTTATAGTTGTGTAAAACATTCTGTGGAACACGGATATAAAAATGTTATAATTTTAGAATCAGATATTTGGTTACGGAACAACTTTGTAGAATGTTTAAATGATTTATTAAAAGATTTAGAAGGTAAGGAGTGGGATTATGTAAGTTTAGGAGAAGGTATTGGAACGAGACCCCCTGGAGCATCTAAATCCTATTATTCTTTAACAAAATCTTTTCTACCACCACATCAATTTGTCTACAGATGCACAGATTCTATGTTATTTTCTTTAGCCTATTTACAAAAACTTGTAAAAACATTTATTCCTTTCAAAGAAATTATAGATTGGGAACTTAATTTTCAAAATGTTCTTCATAATGGGAAAGCATTATGGGCAGATCCTCCTTTAGCAGAACAAGGAACTTGTTTTAATAGATTAATAACCTCATTACCTTCGTAGAATCTTAAAATCATAGATTCATAGAACCTTAAAATAATTTAAATGTAGAACCTAAAAATTTACCATCTTTCATTTTAATTGTTCCAATAACATTTAATAATTTTTTATCATTTTCTTGATATAATTCATAATGATCCTCATTATCTTCATCTTTTACTGCTAAATAATTTTTACCTTTATAAGTAAATTCTTCTATTTCTTTTTGAACACTTTGTATTTTCTTTTCATCTTTTGAAGCAGATATAAGAATATCCTTGGATAATTCTGGATGATATAAAAAATCTCCAACTTTACCATCTTTTATATCTAATAAACATTGAAATGTTCCATCATTATTTTCTTTATAATTCAAATCACAATCCACAGCGGCAGACTTCATAATTGTTTCTAACTTTGTAATAACTTTTTTCTTTCTTTCACTAATGACGAATAATCTTTCATCACTGGTGAGTGTGTATATTGTAGAACGTTCTGGAATTGGTAAACCAATTTCTGTCGCATCTTTTCTTTCTACAGAATCATTGTTACGAATTGTTTCATCAATTAACATTGGTCCCGATGTAGAAACTTGTGCTTCATTACCAAATACACTTAAGTATGTAAATATCTGAACATTTCTTTCTGATGGATCTAAATCTGCGTGACTTCCTAAACGAATCGCACGACCTTTTACTTGTTTTAAACGAACCTCATTCCAATGAGGATCCATAATATGGACCGCACGAACATTCTTTAATGAAATACCTTCCGCACCAGCACTTGTAATACAAAATACTCTACATATTTGACCTTGTTTATTATTATTATCTTGAAATCCTGATTCTAATAATACATTTTTCATTTGTTCTGATAATTCATTGAACTTTGCGTTAAATACATTTAGAGCCATTTGTCTGATATCATCTTTTTCTCCACCTGAAAATGTTATATAACGAGGTTGCTTTGGAAACATACGAAATGATTTTTCAGTTCTTTCTGAAAAACGATACATCCCTTTTATTTTTTCAATTTCTACAGGAGCATATCCATTACAATCCATTACAATGCGGAAGATACCTATTCCTTCCATATCAACGAATTGAGAATATACTAAACTAGAACCTGGAGCAGCATATATATTTTCTAAAACTCTAGCAAATTTAGGACTGTATTTCATTAATCCTTGACCAATTAATAAAGTTTCTCTTGGTAAATCTATTAAACATTTCTTGGCACGTTGACATGCTTCAAAATAAGATTCTCCTTGTTTACCAGATTTACATTCATCCACCTTTTTAAGAGAATTTAATGCTTTTTTTTCTTCTAAAATTTGTTTTAATGTTTTTTTACCTCCTTCCATCATTGTTCCATCAAACTTTTCTTCAACATCATTATCTCTAGGATTACTATGTTTCTTCAATACAAAATGTATATCATCTTGATTACATATTGTGTAATAATCATCTTCATTTGGATTGGAACCAAATGGTTCTATAATTCTAACTTTATCAAAATCTTCTAAAGTTCCGTCAGGATCTTGTCTTATAAGACGAAAAGGAATATCTAAAACTCTTGATAATACCTCTAAATCGGTATCATACACATAAAATTTATCTTGTTTAACATAAGAAGCATATTCTTCTAAAGTTAAATCTCGTATATCATTTTTACCAACTATAACTTGTGTAAGTTTTCTAGGAATCTGATATTTTTTTCTTAAAGATTTATTTGTAGAAGCTCTTATATATAAATCACCAAGATTCTCACGTAACATTTTGCCAAGTAAAACAACTTGTTGAAACATTTTTTTACCGCTTCTAATATCAATAGGAAGATACACTTGCGCTATAGATTCAAATAAACAATTTCCATCTGCTTTATTTTCCATAAAAAGTTCTTCGTTAGAACAATCAAACTCATTTACCTTCTCTTCTTCTTCTTCCTCTTCTTGTTCTTGATTTGAGGCTTCCTCTTCCTCCTCTTCTTCCTCTTCTTCCTCCTCTTCTTCTTCCTCTTCTTCTTCTTCCTCCTCTTCCTCATAACCAAAAAAATCATCTGCTTCATCTTCTTCATCTTTTACTTTTTCTTCATCTTCATCTTCATTTTCAGGAATAGATGGAAAGTGTTCAATTTCTATAGGGTTCTCACTTGGTTCATCAGGTGTTGAATCTATCATATTATCATTTACCATATCCAAAGAACCTCTTGGTCTTGTAATACTGGGAGGAAATACAAAGTTACCAGATTGACGACTTGCTGTTCTATAATTTGTTCCTCCACCACTTTTTGTATCTTCTATTTGATATGCTTCTGCCCAAATACCTTCTATACCTGATGAACCCTTTGAACTCTTCGTTTTACTAATTTCTTCTTCACGTTCTTCAGAATAAATACGTTGTTGATATTCTGACATAGGAACACGAATTACTTCATCGCTTATAATTGTAGGCATTCTGTCTAAACGAGAACCTTTGTAATAAGATATCAAACCTGATAAACGTTTGACTAAAACAGCCTCATTCTTTATATCACCTATACCTGTTAAAAAAATATTTTTAAAACTTTCACCAAATGGTGGTAAAAGAGGAGTAGCACTTACTTCAATAGGTGTAGTAAATTTATATTTATTTAATGTGAAGATTTTATTTAGTTCTTTCACAATTTCATCTATATTATGTATCTTTTCTGTAAACGGAATACGTTCAACACCAACGTCATTTTTTATTTTTCTAACACCTTCTGGCAATAAAGAACAAGTAAAAAGAATACCACCTCCATTTGGGTCATTTCTTACTTCTACAAAATCTGTGTAGGGAAAATCTAATAATAGAGTTTGTATTTTTTTATCTACACCAGGACCTTGAATAGATACTACTCCTTTTATAAGAGGTATATAACCGTGTAATATATTTGCTAAAATACCTAATTCTTCAGGAAAGTTAATTAATGGTGTGCCTGATAAAGCAATTATTTTAGAATTACGTGCTGATAAAAATAAACGATAGAATAAATACGCACGTTTGTATTTGTTGTTGGAAGAACAAATGGATGGTTTCCATTTTTCAGCACCTACAACTTCTAAAGGAATTTTTCTTTTTGCTTTGTTTTTACCTTCCAAATCCATTAAATAAGGGTCAATTGTTCCTTGCATTAAACGAATTAAATTGTGAATTTCATCAATAACAATCACTGCGTTATCAAAATAATCTGGTTTTTCACAAGCAATTTTCTTTAATGTTAGAGTTTTACTATTATCACTTTCAGAAAGAATACCATTATAATTGATAAAATGAATTCTACCAGTTGGATTTTTTTGTTCATCATACACTAAAATAGATAAAATCTGATTACGAATTTCTTCTTGTTCTTCTGGAGATAATTCATTAAAATTTGAGTCTATTTCTTCAAAATCTGGGACCCAAATATGTTTTGCCTTTTCTAAATGTTTTGGTGAAATATTTAATACTTCTACCGCAAACGTTAAATGTGTTGGGTCTCTTTTATCTAAAGGAATCCAATAGTTTTTTAAACGAAAATGACGAAATCCACAATATATTATTTCTTTTAAGAAATTTTGACGTAAACTTTTTGGCGTCATTACGATAATCTTTTTATTGGATGTTGAAAACAATGCTTCTGAAGCTGCTATACCAGTACACGTTTTACCAGAACCTAAACCGTGATATACCAATATACCTCTATAAGGAGATGATTGGCGCATATACTCACGAATAAATTTTTGATAAGGATATTTATCACCCGCTTCTACTTCTTTTTGTTTATGAATTGGCTCTAAAATAAATTCTTTATAATTCATCTTAATAAAATTCGAGAATCCTCTTCTATTCTCAGATACATACGCGTTTGGCGGCTCATTTGTATAAACATCTCTTTGTTCTTCATTTTCTATTAATGTTTTTAATTTCTTTAATATTTCAATGTGCTCTACTTCTTCTTTTACTTCTTCTTCTTTTTTTACTTCTTCTTCTTGTTTTACTTCTACTACTTCTTCTTTTACTTGAGTAACTTTTCTTTTAGGAATTTCTAATCCAACTGTTTGAACAAGTGGTTTAAGAGATTTTTCAATAGAAGGTTTTGGTTTTTCAAACATTGCCATTACAGATGTTGTAATTTTACTTGGTGCTGTATCTAAAAATTCATCTTGGGGTTTTGGCATATCTTTTAGTTCTTTTGGCATAACACTAATTTTTGCTTTACCCCAAAAAGCAGTCTTCCCGGGCATCTAACATTATAAGGTTTTTTTACTTCTAAGAATATCCAAAGCAAGTTTACTTGCTTCTTGTTCTGCGATTTTCTTATTCTTTGCGGCAGATTTCGCAATCACATTCCCTTCTACATCCAAAATACCAATTGTAAATGTTCTATCGTGTGTTGGACCTTCTTCTTCTAAAACTTTATATTGAGGTGGGACGTGAAACTCTGCTTGAAAATATCGTAAAATCTGATCTTTATAATTCGTGTTAGATGTAATTAATTCTACAAAATTAATGTGTTTTTCAATAACATTTACAACAAATGTTTGTGTTGCTTCAAATCCTGCTCCACCTCCTCCTTCCGAATAGAAAATAGCCCCCAACCATGCCTCAAAGAGACTTCCTAACAATCTAAGATTTTGACGACCATTACACACCTCTTCTTGATGACGACTGATGATTAAATATTTATTAAGACCAATTTTACCAGTTAGAACTCCTAAACTATCATTATTCACAATAGCAGTTCGAATACTTGTAAGAAATCCTTCACCTTGACCACCATAACGTTGCTTCAAATAATCTGCTACAATACCACTTAATAAACCATCACCAACATGTTCTAACTCTTCATTATCATCTTGTTGTAAATGTAAGCAATTTGAAGGCTTCTCCACTAAAATCATTTGTTCTGTTTGTTTTGACCACTCTTCCGATTTGTTTTTGTAACTTGTGTGAACACAAGATTGCTGAAAAATTTTAATATTCTTGTAAATCTTCTTTATTCCATAACGTTGTAATAAAGAAGACACATCCTTTTGTGAAATTAAAATATTTTTATGGTTCCAAGGATTACAAACTTTTTGTTGATTCATTTCTATATTTATATTGTGGTAAAATTTTAAATCCTTTTTCTTATTAGGAACTATGGCGAGAACCTATTCTGAATGGGGAAAGCAAAAATGGAATAAAACTATATATAAACAAGAAGATATTGCTCTATTCAGCCATTTAGAGCATGTTAAAATTGGTAAACATTATCTTAATAATAAAGAATTAGATGATTATTTTAGCCCGAATGATAAAATTCTGTTAAAACAAGTATTTCAAGAAGAGTATCCTGTTACAAGAACAAATGATAATTTACCTCGTGTTCCTTCTTTAAAAGAAGAAAAAGACAGATTAATACTATGTATGGAAAAATATTTTAATAATTTGCGTTCTAAAATTATTGATACAAAGCATAAATCTGATGATTCTGTTTCTTTACGTGAACTTATAGATCAATTACAAAAAATAAAAGTTTTAATAGAACATTTTGAAGAATCAAAAGAAACATTCCCTTATCATATGTTTAAAAATTATTTAGATAATAAAGATTTTATAAATTTAAAAGGAGATATTCAAATACAAATGAGAGCATTAGAAAATAATAAAGCACAAGATGTAAGAATTCGTAATCTTTTAAGACAATTTACAATGATATATTTAAAAAATAAAAATAAACAAAAATTTATTTTAAAAGATCCTGGTGTAGGTGAAAAAGAATTTAATTTAGATAATACAAATAATATTCCTTCTATATTAGAAGATTTAATTAGTTTTTTGGGAGATAAACGCCGTCATTATACGAACGTAAAAGAATATGATGTAGATATTCGAAAGTTTATTGAAGAATCAAAAGTGATGATAAACGATTTAAAACAAAAAGAAAGTCAACTTACTCTTCCAACAGGTGGGGGTGTTGAGAATATAAATAATGAATTAGAAGGAATATCACAATCTTATAAAGATATATTTGATAGTATATTTGATAAATATAATAAAATGCAAGATTTATATAATAGTAGAGAAAAGACTATAGCAGAATGCGAAGCAAATTTAGCTAAAGCAACAGAAGAAGCAGCAGAACAAAATGCAAAATTAGAGGAAGCAAATAATGAAAATAATGCATTGAAAACACAAGTATCTGAAGCAGAAGCAAAAAATAATAAAGCACAAGAAGATTTAACTAAAATAACAAATGAATTAAAAGCCAAAGAAGAGGAATTAAAAGGTAAAAAAGGTGAATTAGATGATAAAACAAATGAATTACGTGCAGCAGAAGCTGCTGCGGCTGCTGCTGCTAAAGAAGCTGCTTCTGAATTAGATAGATTAAATCGAGAAAAAAAAGATGCAATAGAAAATGTTAAAATACAAGAAAAATTAAAATTTGCTGCGGATTTAGCAGAGAAATCATTAAAACTAGAGAAAGAAAAAAATAAGGAATTGAATAACTTACGTAACCAATTTCAAGGTAATTTAGATACTGTGCGTAATAGATTACAAGGTGATTTAAATGCTGAACAACAACGTAGAATAGCAGATGCACAAGCAGCAGCAGCAGCAGCAGCAGTACAAGCAGCAGCAGCAGCAGCAGCTTTAGCTCAAGAAAGAAGTGAAGCACAAGATAGAGAAGATGCTAGAATGGCAAATGCTACTGCTCAAGCGGATAGAAATTTAGATGCTTTACGATTGGAAATCTTGGCTGCGAATGATGCGAATAATAGATTAACAGATCTATTAGCCCGAGCACAAGAAGGACTAATCGAAGCAGCAGCAGGACCTGTAGCACCAGGAGCACCAGGAGCACCAGGAGGACCAGGAGGAGCAGAACAAAATATCGTAAATGAGTTAAGAAATGATTTGAGACAAGCGGCAGAAAGAGAAGCAGCAGCAGAAGCAGCACGAGTAGAAGCAGAAAGACAAGCAGCGGCAGGAAGAGATGAAGCAGAAAGACAAGCAAACGCAGTAAGAGAAGCAACAGCAGCAAGAGAAGCATCAGAAAGACAAGCAGCAGCAGCAAGAGAAGCAGCAGCAGTGGCAGCAACAGCAGCAGCAATAAGAGAAGCAACAGCAGCAGCAGAAAGACAAGCAGCAGCGGAAAGAGGTGCTTCTGCAGCAGCAATACAAGCAATAACAGCACAAGCAGCAGCAGAAAGACAAGCAGCAACAGCAGCAGCAGCAGCATCGGCAGAAGCAACACGACAATTAATAGAACAAGCAAGATTACAGGCACAAGCAGAAGCACAAGCCCAAGCAGCAAGAGATATACAAGAACGACAAGCCCAAGCAGCATTAGTTGCACAAAGAGAAGCAGATGAGTTAAGAAGAGAAAGAGAACGAGCTGCACGTCTAGAAGGTCAAATTGCTGCATTACAAGCAAATAGAGGAAATCAAGGAAATCAAGGAAATCAAGGAAATCAAGGAAATCAAGGAAATCAAGGAAATCAAGGAAATCAAAATAATAATATTTTACCTGATATAATTAGGTTATTACAACAAAATCAAGATAATAATCATCAAATATTACAGGGAAACCTTGATGTTGAAAGAGAACTAATTGCTGCAAACAGAGATATTTCTCAACAAGCAATAGATGTATTAAATGAAAGAATTGTAAGACTAGAAGGAGATAATGCTGTAGATGGTGGAGAAAATGCTGAATTGGCTGTAGCGAGAGCAAATCTTGCTAATTTAAATGCCAACGTAGATACATTGAATCTACGTAATGTAAGAAATGAAGAAGAGAATGATAGATTAAGAAGACAATTAGAAGAATGTCATCGTCAGAGAGATCAATGTCGAGAAAATTTACAAAATACATCAAATGAATTAGCCACTTTTAGAGAACGAGTTGAAGGTCTTAATAGAGAACAATCTGTGGCTCGTGAACAATTGAGAGTAGCACAAGAGAATTTAGAAAGAGAAAGAGAAAGAGGTAGAGGAGATGTAGCAGCAAGAGAAAGAGCAGAAGCAGAAATAAGATTAGCAAGAGAAAGAGAAGCAGATATTAATAGAAGATTAGGAGAAGCACAAGCAGCACAAGCTGCTGCTCAATTGGCTACAGCGAGAGAAAGAGAAGCTACAGCAGATGTTCGTGGTCAAAAAGAGGCGGCTGAACTTAGAGAAGCAGAAGCAAGAGAAAGAGAAGCGGAATTAAGAGGAAGAGCTGCTGAACAAGAAGCAGAATTAGCAAGATTAAGAGCACTAAATGATGAAGTAAGAAGAGCTGAATTTGAAGCTGCTGCTGCTGCTAGAAGAGTAGAGCAATTATCTCAACCAATTAATGTTAATCAAACAATTAATCAAACAATTAATACAATAAATAATAATAATGCTGCTAATGGTGATGGTAGAAGAGGTCGTCCTGGTAGAAGAGGTGAAAGAGGTGATGATGGTGATGATGGTGATGATGGTGATGATGGTGCTGATGGTGCTGATGGTCAAAGAGGTCAAAGAGGTCAAAGAGGTCAAAGAGGTGATAAAGGTGATAAAGGTGATAAAGGTGACAAAGGATCTCAAGGTGAAAGAGGTGATGATGGTGATGATGGTGCTGATGGTGCTGATGGTGCTGATGGTGCTGATGGTGCTGATGGTCAAAGAGGTCAAAGAGGTCAAAGAGGTCAAAGAGGTGAAAGAGGTCTAACAGGCAATGATGGTGCTAAAGGTGAGAGAGGTAATAATGGTGCTGATGGTGCTGATGGTGCTGATGGTGCTGATGGTCCTCAAGGTGCTCCTGGTCCTGCTGGTCGTCGTGGTCCTCAAGGTGAAAGAGGTTATACTGGTTATACTGGTTCTCCTGGTCCTGCTGGTCCTCGTGGTCTTCAAGGTGAAAGAGGTCTTGATGGTCGTAATGGAAGAGATGGTATGACAGCAGCAGATATAAGAGCAATAATAGAACAATCACAGAATGAACAAAACATTAAAATACAACAAGCAATAAAAGCAGCTGCAGATGCAGCAGCAGACGCAGAGAGATTTAGAGCAGAATTAAAAGCAGCACAAGATGCAGCAGAAGTAAGAATACAAGAAGCAATAGCTGCAGCAGAAGAAGCAAAAAAGCAAGCAGCAGATGCAAAAGCAGGTGCAGAAAAAGCAAAAGCAGATGCAGCAGCAGCAGCAACAGCAGCAGGAGAAGCATATCAACAGTCTGATCAAACTAAAAAAGGTCTTATTTTCCTAAATGATCGTATTAATGGATTAGAAGGACGTGTCGAAGATTTAGAAGGACGTATGGAACAAGCAGAAGATGATATAAAAGATTTACAAGGTAGATTACGTAAAATTGAAAATATACCAATAGCACCACCAGTAATTTACCCAGTAGCGAGGCCTGTAGGACCAGGAAGACCAGGGATAGGAGTACCAAGACCACCAGGAGGACTTGGAGAAGAAAATTTTCAATATGATAATCCAATGGGTAGACCCCCATTTAAATCTAGTCAAAATAATAATTCGAACCCTGAAAATAATAATCCGAAACCTAAACCAACAGGACAAGGGCAAGGGCAAGGGGAAGGACCTCAAAAAAGTATTTTTGATCCTTTTTTTGCAAATCATAGTATTCTTATAGATAGATATTTACCAACTGTAACTAATTTAACTAATACAACAAATAAAGCATTATTTCCAATAAGTAAAACATTATATGAATATTTTGATCGTATAAATGATCAAGACCTTCAATTTAAAAATATAGTATTTGATGAGAAATATGAACCCCGACTATGGGGTCTTCAACCAGGTCATGGAAATTATCAATCATTTAAAGTAATAATTGATGACAATTTTATATATAAAAGTGGTACTTATAAAACTTTTGATACTTTTCAAAATTTCGATAGTAAAATGATGGGTAATAAAAATTTAAAAAAACGTTTACAAACATCTATAATAAATTTATTAACTTATATGGTTGCTAATGCAAAAAATAGTAATAAATTCGATAAACCTTATTATGCAAAGCAATTAAATATAGCAAAAAATAATATTCCTAAAATGGGTGGCGGAGGTGACCAAGATACTTTACTAGACTACTGTAACAAAGTAGCAAACGATTCACTCAACACCTTTTTATCAGAAGAACCTTTACCATTCTTTTCCTTAATCCAAGATTTTGAAAAGGCTTCTAAAATGGATGTTCTGAGATCTACAAACGAAGAATATATTCTAAAATTATTCATACAACGTCATTTAGAAGATCATTTTGAAACAAAAGAAATGAAAGAATTTTATTTCCACGCAAAAGAATTATTTGGAAAACAAGATTGTTCTGAATATGCGAAGATGTTTTTTGTTCTAAATGAAATTGTAAATGTAATTAGAGATTCTAAAGAAAATATTGATATTGTGAAAATAAAATCAAAAGAATATAACAGTTCTTTTGATTATCTAGAATACATGTTACAAGGATGTGAATATGATTTCTATAATGTTGCGAAGAAAAAGTTTGTTTTAGATGAAAATGATACAAAACAAATGGATTTAAGTTTTAAAGAGAATATATTTATTTGTCTTAATAAAGGTTCTAAAACATATGATTTTAATAAAGATTTAACTTTAAAAAGAAGTGATTTTGATTACAAAGAAGATATTTGTTATATCAATAGTCAAATGGTCTATCTGTTTTTCATATTATCAACACATTTCTATTTACAATCTGAAAATATGATTGATGATGATGAGTATATTACCCTGAATAATAATTTAGAGAAGACAGTTAGGAAGTTAAAAAGAACAAAGAATAAAGAAAAGAAATCTATTGAGAAATTATTCAAAGAAAGAAAAGAGTTTAAATTAGATGGGTGATGGAAAAGAGAATGCTCCAGAAATAAATATATTTTTAAAAGCAAAATATTCTTTTTATTCTATGTTAATATTCTTCTTAATAGCAAATCCTGAAACATATAAAATGACAGAATCATTCTTTGGAAGATTTTTTACGATTGCGAACGGTGGGTGTCCCACTTCCGCAGGATTCTTTCTCCATACAATAATATTCTTTTTTGTTCTTTGGGGTATCATGTTGTTTCCTAGAGACCCTTATTAATAATTATAGAATTATTTTATCTATCATATCCATATGTGTTTTTGAAAAAGACATATCCGGATGTTTTTTCATCATTACATACATATATGATAATGAATAGGATAATGAATTATCAATACCTCTTTGAACACAAGTAGCATAAAATGATGAAGCAATCAATACTTCTTCATAAGACCAAGAATTATCGGAGTTCTTTTCATCATAGTGAATTATCAAGGAATCCCGGAATACTGGAATCATACTATATGTATTCGTAATAATTATTTAAGTTTTATATATTTTTATAGTAGTATGAATTGGAAATTATATGCTGTTGTTGGAACCGTTTTTCTCTTATTATTGGGATTAGTATATTACTATAATTCTAATAGTCTTCAAGGATTTCAAAATGGTCAACCCTTAAGCAAAGACCGTTTTACAATGTGTTATGCCGATTGGTGTCCCCATTGCACAACTGCGAAACCTGCTTTCCAAGAATTTTCCAAAGATGGTAAAGTGGTAATTAACGGAAAAGAAGTCCATGTTCGTATGTTAGAAGCCGATAAAAATAAAGATGAAATGAAAGGGCTACCTGTGAAAGGATATCCTACATTTTTATTAGAAACTATGGATGGAAAGGTGATTGAATACAAAGGTCCCCGTGAAACAGATAAGTATCTTGAATTCTTAAATAAGCAATTAGGTGGTGGTATTTGAATAAATTGAATAATTAGATTGAGTTTCTTCTTATAATATTTTTAGAATACGACTCTAAATATTGTTTTACTGCTTTCCTACCTGTTTCTATTAACTCAACACGTTCTTTACCTGAAAGAAAAAAATTAATCATTGAAACATCACATTTTATATAAATGGTTTTATCTTTATAATGTGAAGGTATCTGCTCTAATTTATCATACAAACAATTAATGAGTTGATAAAAATAGGATTGTATAGATTCTATTTTTTCAATACTATTCACAGTATAATCAAAAGCAAGTCCTAATACATTTGTATCATTTATAAGAGTAATAGGGTAATTATTTAATAAAGCACCATCAACATAATAATGATTGGTTTCTTTTTCTATTAATGGTGTAAAATAACCTGGCACTGACATTGTTGCTCTTAAAGCAAATAGAATATTCGTATTTGGTGTTGTATGAACGCTAAATTCTTTCAGAATACCTTCATTTAAATTAGTAGAATAAAATCTAAGAGTTATTTTTTTTATATTATATAATTGTTGGAATGTTAATTCCCGATTATATCCTTTATGTTTTAAAATACTTTCAATAAATTTTTCTAAATTACTTCCATTGTCTATACCAAAATTTAAAAATCCATTTAATAATATATCGTCATCAATATTCTGAACTGTTGAAAAATCTAATAATTTTGTTATATTACTTATATCTTTTAGTGTGTAGCCTATTGTATATATAAACGCCATAAAAGCACCAGCAGAAACACCAGTGAATTGATTCACATTTTTTAACATTCCTCTTTCTTCTAACTCTTGAAAAGCACCTACATAGGATAAACATTTCATCCCTCCACCACTTAATACAATATGTGATGGTGGGATATGTTTTATTTTATTCATCGTTGATTCTTTGATTCTTGGATTCCTTACATATATATTATGTATTAACCTTAAATGATTTTCTTTTTAAAAAAGTTAAACCATTTTCATTTATAAATGATTCTGGTGAAAAATGATTTCTTTCTAAAGAAGATATATTTATTTGAGTTGTTTGTTTATAAAGTTCAAATTTATAATTGTGAGTTCCTGTTCCTTTAGGAGGTGATGGACCATTGTAAGGGACGATAACAGAACCTTTTGTTATATGACCATTTGGTATATTTGTTACTAACCAATGAAGCCAAGAAGGCTGTGATGAATTTGGATCATGCATTATTAAAGTTGTCAATGGTATAGATGGTAAAATTACTGTAGGTTCTTCTTCTGTTGCTTGAATCGTTGTTGCTAATGATGAATTATTTCTTAAAGAAAATGACGGATACTGAATGTTCATAACTATTTCACCTCCTCTTTTTTTTGTTTTTCTAAGTTTTTTTGTTCTTCTTTTGACCATCTAACTAAAGAAAATGTTTTTGTATTGTCAAACCAAGAATTCCTAACAATCCTCCAGATGTCAATCCATCCGTTATAGGCATTACTCCTTTCTGAAATCTCTCATAGAAAGCAGATGAAGAAACTAATAAAAGAGTTATAATAAGTGCCATATCTGATAATTCTACTAAAGAAGTTGTTTGATTAATAAGAATTGCGAAAGCACATAGAGCACCTATTATTAAAATACTAATATGAGATACACGTCCATCACCACCTTCTCTAATAAATTTTAAAAATGGTATCTTCTCGGGAAGAGCATATGTATAACGAATCGTTGCTAAAAATCCTACAAATGTTGATACAAACATACAGAATATAGCAAAGTAACTAACATATTTTCCTACATCTTTATTAAATATTTTTTCAAAAATATCTGCTACAATATCATCTACATTTGATACCTTAAAATCTTTTATATATGTTAGTGCTGCGAGACATAAACCGCTAACGAGTAATACCGATATCCCAATACTTATATACATAGAACGACCTATATCATTTTGTTCCTTCGCTTCTTCAGAAAATTTTATTAAAGCATCATGACCTGCTAATACAAAAAAGAAATACAATAATGATTCGTATAGATTAATTTTGTTTAAAGAAGGAAAGGATGGCATTTTAAAAGACTCTTGTGTTAAATGACTTATACCTAAAAATGAAGCAGATCCAAGAAGCAAAATAATTGCCAATGAAACTATATTAATTACTTCTTTATTTAGATCTAATTGCTGAAACGCAGCAAATGTCATTATTGATAAAAGCAATAAAGAAAAACTTACTTGTTTCCACCAGGATGTATTTGGGAATAAAATTTTAGAACAAAGAACTAATATTGTAGCAGAAGCAAAGATATTATATAACAATATTGATAGGCTAGATGTATATTTTCCTATAGAACCATAGACATTTTCAATCAACTTTGTTTCAGATATATTTGATTTATATGTATCATTCGCATATGAATACGAATGAGCAGAGCCTGTAAATAAAGCACCAGATAATAATAAAGTTAGAGGAAAATAATGATTACCATCTTGTATTCCTTTTCCTACTAAATTAAATCCTCCAGAACCAAGAATACTGGATATTCCAAATAAAACCAAATCTTTTAGAGTAAGAACTTTATTTAAACCACTTTTTACAATTTTCACTCTTTTTAATGTGTCAGCCATTTACCTATTTGTTTTATAAGATATTATAGATGGCAGAGCAACCTCCTAAATTACAACCTCAACATTTGTTTGAAAAGAGAGAAAAAAGAGATAAAGCACGTCTTCGGGCATATAATCAATTGTTAGAACAAATTCAACATAGAATTTTTACAACATCTCAATTACCAGGAAATCCAAGTTATTTAGTCTATACTGTGCCTCCTTTTATACTTGGTTTACCGTATATAGATTTACAAGATTGTATTGTCTATATTGTTTTTCAATTAAGACAAAATGGATTTGAAGTGAGATTTACATACCCGAATCTATTATATATTTCTTGGTCATCCTATGAAAAAGAATATTTTATGAAAAAGAATCCTATTGTTCAAGCAATGCTTCCATCACCAAAACAAGTAGGTAAAAAAGCAGCGAAACAAGATAATACAAATCAAATAAAACAAGTTACATTTCAGAATCCTTACACTGATACAATTACGGTAACACCTACAAGATCTGCTACTGATTATGTGCCCCCAAATTCATTTTTAGATACTGCTCAAAGACCTTTACCCGCACCAAATAATACTGTATCTGGTGCTGGAAATATTGTTGCTGATTTGTGGAAGTTTATCTAACTAATACCATTTCTCCGTCTCAAATGTTGGGGCGAACATACGCTCTAGTCCTGGTGTGAATCTAGTATAATCATTTTTATCAAGGCGTGTTCTATTACGTGTATCAAAATACGGATCAACAGAAGCAAGTTTATCAACCGCCGCTTGAGGCACATCAACATCAGATGGTTGTGTCATATCAGGATTATAGGGTGCTTCTTCATCTTCATCTTCATATACAACTTTCGCATCCTTTCTTCTCGTCCCCACGATTTCATATACGTTTGTATCTTTTTTATGCTTGACATAAGGTATTTCACCTTTAGCATCATAAATCTTTTTAATGAGCGTATAAGCATCATCTATATCATATGTTTTTAAATCTTTATTGTTTTTTGGTTGATAAGTTTGAAGAATTTTTCGTTCTTCTTCTTCCATTCCTGCGGTATCGGGAGGATTCACATTATCTGCGGATATATTTTGAAACATCGTAGGATTTTCAGCAATAGTTCCTGATACATCCATTGATGCTTTTTGACCTTTTGTAAAGTTTGTTGAAGAAGGAGGATTTGTTGTCCAATCCATAGGATATTGAGACATCAATTTATTGCGTAACTCTTTTGTTATTTCTCTATCATTTTCAGTATCAAATATCATACTATACTCATAATCATCTACATCGTTAATTGGTTTATCATAATATGGTTTCGTATCACTATCTAGAATAATATCTTGTGTTTGTGTGATAGAAGGAGTTTCTTTTCTTTTACTACGAACATACTGATAAGCACTTACACCTGAAGCATCTTCATATCCTTCATTTATTAAATAATACCGACCTGTTATAAATGTAAAAAGATATACCACTGCTATACCAGCAAGGACTATATAGCCGGATGATTTATCTTTTAAATTTACAACTAGAAAAAATATTACAGCCCCAGCAAGTGCTATACGAAGATTAAAAGATAAAAATGTGTCTAAATTTATTGGTGAATCTCCCATTTGAACCTGATATTTAAGAAGAAAATATATGCTACAATTAGATGAAATTAAAAGGAGGGCGTAGTAGCAAAAAAACAAAAATGGGTAAAATCAAGTTACCAATGGATGTTCGTGACAAATCACATATTCCGGCATTTGAAGAAATGTTAAAAGGAGGACCTATGATGCTTGTATTAGTGTATGCTGATTGGTGCGGTCACTGCACTAAATATAAAGATAATGTTTGGAATCCTTTAAAAGATGTGAAAGGACGTAGTATGAATATGGCAAGTGTTCATTATGATCAATTAGAAAACACTAGTCTAAAAAATTCAAAGATTGAAGGTTATCCCAGTTTACTTGTATCTGGTCCCGATAAGACTCCTGCTACTTTTAAAAATAGTGATGGAACTGCTACAAATGCTATGCCTAAATCAAATGATTTTACAACAATGAAAAATCTTGTAACAAGTCCTGTTGTAGATGAAAAAGATGTAGAATTACCCAAATTATCATCATCATCTTCTCTGAATACAAAAGAAGAAGAACCTACAAATATGTCAGATACTTTAGAGACTGCTGTTACAACAAAACCACTTAATTCAAGTGTTAATTCAAGTGTTAATTCAAGCACATCTAAAAATTTAAATAATCCTCCTGATTCTGAAGAATTACCACCTTTAACAAATACAAATACAACTCTTAAAAATTCTATGAATACAAATACTAATAAAAAAGGTAAAAATACAAATAGTGCTGTTACAAATAGTGCTGTTACAAATAGTGCTGTTACAAATAGTGCTGTTACAAATAGTGCTGTTACAAATAGTGCTGTTACAAATAGTGCTGTTACAAATAGTGCTGAACCACCACCTATGCCAAGTGATAATCAAACACCACCAACAATCGATGAAGATGTTGTATCTTTAACAAACAATTCTAAATTATCAAATTCATCTACCCCTTCTAATACATTAGTGGCTTCTAACAGCTCACCGCCACCAGTTGCAATGATTGGTGGTAGACTATATAGAATGATTTCTTATAAAAAGAAGAAATCAAAATCGAAGAGAACAAGGAAACATAGAAAATAAATAATAAGTAAAAAATATAAAAAATTGGTTTAAATAATCGTTATGATATTTTTATAACACAATGGTCCAATTCCAGATATTAGATGTTTATACTCAAGATTTTAAGATTGAGTATGAAGATGAATTTGAAAAAAAAGGAACATTTGATTTTAATGATGGTCTAAGTGAATCTGGATCAGTTGAATATATTAAAAAGAAGATTCATTCCAATGATACAAATTTCAAAAAAGAAATGATTATTCATTTATTTGGTATGACATCTGATGGTAAATCGTTACGTGTAAGTGTAAATGGTTTTGAACCATACTTTTATGTTGAAATACCGAATGAAAGAGCACTAGATATCCTAAAAAATTCATTAAGAGATACTTTAAAAAGAAAAAAAAATAATACACTATATGATTCAATTTCATTTACTTTAGAGAAAAAAGAGAAATTATATGGCTATACAAATAAGACATTATTTCCATTTGTAAAACTATCTGTGAGATCAAAAAATGAATTTTATAATCTTAAAAAATGTTTCTTAAATGATAAAAATCAATCTATCTTTAAAATAAATGGTTCTCTACTAAAAGTTTATGAGGCAAATTTAGATCCTATGTTACGTTTCTTTCATTTACAAAATATCAATCCTTGTGGATGGGTTGAAATTGAAGATGAGTATAATGAAACAATTGATATTCATTGGTTAGATATCAAACCTATTACTTCTTCTATAGGTACAGGTGTTGCTCCTTTCTGTTGCGCGTTTTGGGATATTGAGTGTTATTCTTCATCTGGTGATTTCCCAGTAACAAAGAAAAACTGGTCAAAGATTGGAAAACAATTATACGAAGCATCTGAAACAAAAGATATTTGTATTGATTTACTTTGTAGAGCAATACTCAATCCTAAAGGTAAACATCAAATTGATGGTATTTATTTAAAAGGAAAAGTTCCATCTTTTGAACGTTTAAAAACAATTCTTCAACCAATTGATGAAAATTTATCTAAAATATTTCAAAAAAAAGAAAATTATAGTGGAGATGATATTACAAAGATTCTGAATACTCTTAAACTTTCACTCGATGGCGATCCAATTATTCAAATTGGTATCGTTTTAACAAATGGACCTATTATTACCGATAAATATATATTTGTATTTGGTTCTTGTTCCCCCATAGAAGGTTTAACAGTAAAATCATACGGGACAGAAAAGGAAATGATTTTGGGATTTGTAAAATTTTGTCATGAGAAGAATCCTGATATGTTCATTGGATACAATATATTTGGGTTTGATAATAAATATCTATTTGAACGAATGCAAGAACTTGGTATCACTGATGATGAATCTTTTCAAGGGCTATCACGTGTTATTGATATTATGGATACAGAAAGCGATATAGCAGCAGTTGAATTACAAGAAAAGTTCTTATCTTCTTCTGCTTTAGGAGATAATACCTTATATTTACTTACTACCACTGGTCGTCTTCACATTGATTTATATTATTATATCAAACGTATTGAAATGTTATCTTCATATAAGTTAGACGATGTATGTCGTCATTATATGTCAGGTAAATTAAAGTCAATTGATATTAGTAATAGCACACGATGGTTTATCAATACTAGTTCTACAAAAGATGCTGAGCTTGGTAAATACGTTGTTCTGTTAGATGATATTGGAGATACTATCATTGAGAAAAGAAAGATTATTGAAATCATTGATGGTAAAAGTTTAGTCATAGAACCATGCTCAAAATCATATAGTATTAGTGAACTAGAATCTATTGTAAAATGGGCTATTGTAAAAGATGATGTATCTCCTGCTGAAATTTTCCGCTTACATACTCTTGGTCCTGATGAACGAGCGATTGTAGCAAAATACTGTATCCAAGATTGTCTCCTAGTTCAACAACTCTATAACAAATTGGATGTCTTTAATAATGCGATGGCTATGGCGAATACCTGTTCTGTTCCTATTAATTATATCTTTACTAGAGGTCAAGGTATTAAATGTGAAAGTTTAATCTTCAAAGAATGTTATCAAAGAAATCAATTGATTGAAGTTCTTGTAAATCCAGATGATACAAAACCAGATGAGTCATATGAAGGCGCGATTGTTTTGGTCCCTGAACCAAACTTTTATCACGAATCTCCTATTGGTGTGGCAGATTTTGCTTCTCTATATCCATCAACAATTATTTCTGAAAATATTAGTTATGATACTCTTTTATGGTCAAAAGATTATGATATAGATTATAAATTTATTAAATATAGTTTTGGTTCTTTAGAGGATGAAAAGTTCTTAACATCTACTGTTAAATTTACAGATATTGAATTTGATATTTGGGCTCCAGACCCGAATGATAAACGTAAACAACCTGAGAAGTTAAAAACTGGTATTCGTATTTGTCGTTATGTTCAACAAGCAAATGATGTAAAAGGTTCTCTTCCTGATATTTTAACAAAACTTTTAACAAAGAGAAAAGAAAGAAGAAAGGAAGCGGAGAAAGAAACTGACGCATTTAAAAAATCTCTACTTGATGCAGAACAACTTGCTTATAAACTGACTGCGAACTCTCTTTATGGGCAACTTGGCTCCTCCACTTTCAAAATTCGTTTACAACATTTAGCCGCTTCTACAACTGCTTATGGTCGTAAACAGATTCTATTTGCGAAAGATGCCATTGAAAGATTTTATGGTAAAGAATCAAAAGATCCTAGATGTAACGCTATGACGGTATACGGGGACACGGATTCTCTCTTTATCAACTTTAACGTCACAGATCCAGTTACAGGAAAAAAGTTGGAAGGGAGAAAGGCGATTGAAGCAACCATGGAACTTACAGAAGAGGCTGGTAAGTTTGTAACACGTTGTTTGAAGAAACCTCACGATTTTGAGTATGATAAAGTGTTTTATCCGTTTCTCATCTTTAGTAAAAAACGATATGTAGGAAATAAGTATGAAGATTCATCTGATAATTTCAAACAAACATCTATGGGTATCGCAACAAAGAGACGTGATTATGCTGCGATTGTAAAGAATGTCTATGGTGGTGCTATTTATATTCTTCTTAATGAGAAAAATCCAGTGAAAGCATTTCATTTTGTTCAAAAGACTTGTGATGATTTAATTGAAGGAAAGTTAAGCAATCATCAAATTACTCTTTCTAAATCATTAAGATCAGAATACAAAGCAGTAACTCCTCCAGCACATAAGATTTTAGCAGAGCGTATCAAAGCAAGAGATCCTGGTAATGCTCCTGCTTCTGGTGAAAGACTTGAATTTATGTATATTCTTCCTCCTCTAGGAACAAAGTCACAAGGTGATAGAGTAGAAACACCATCTTATATTAAAGAGAAAGGTCTCAAAATTGATTATAAATATTATATTGAACATCAAATCTATAACCCTATTGTCCAACTATTTAGTTTATTTGTAGAACAGTTGCCCGGTTATACACACACATCAAAAGTCTTAAGTGATGTTGAGAAAGAAAGAGCCGCAGGTGATTTATTATTTGGTTATATCTTCAATAAATGTGATAAACAAACCACTTTAACAAATCTTGGTTTTAAAAAGATTGATAATTCTGATAAGCATGTCTCTATAAAACCAGTAGTCCAAGAAGCAATTTCCAGTATAAAAAAGAAACAAACAATGGTGAATATGAATACTTTAACAAATATGTTTCTTAAACAAGTAAGTAGTAATAAAGAAAATAAAAAGAATACAGTATCACTAGAAGTATGAATGTTCTAAAAGTTCTAGAAGAAGCAGAATTAAAAGACAACTTTCAAAAACGATGTAAAAATAATTATGTAAACTCTATTGTAAGAAAAAATTTTTCATATACTACAGATTATAATTCTTATTATTCTATTGTTAAAGATTTTATGAAGAAATATCCAATTTTTAACAATGTTGTTCTTGTTCAATTAGATAAATCAGCAGAAAATGGATATCCTCACACTAGACCAAAGAATACTATTTGTATTCCATCAAATGCGAGGTTCCCTTCATTAGAAAAAACAATGTTTCATGAAGTTGTTCATATTCATCAGAGAAATAATGATAAACTATGGGAAAAGTTTTTAAATTCAAAAGAATGGTATCATGAATTAGATGAAATTGTTCCTGAAAGATGGAGAGAAAAATGTAGAATAAATCCTGACACTTGTTTAAAACAATTCTGGAGTTTTCAACATAGATGGATACCTCTTCCTCTCTATACAAATGATGCGAATCCTCGTTTTGAAGATGTAAAAATAATGTTTTATGATTTACAAACAGGTCTTTTAGAACATCAAGGACCAGATGATTTTGTAAATAGATATGGTTCATCATCTCAACCAGAACATCCATATGAATTATATGCTGTGGAACTGGCTGAAAAAGGTATTCTTGATGAAGAGATGCTTAAGAGATTTTTAACAAGTATTTAATAATGGTATGGCTAACAGTGCTAACACCACTCTTTAATGGTATTGAATACTTTAAAGAGTGTTATGAATCTATTGTGAAACAAACAGAAACAGATTGGTTATGGATTATTGGTGTAAATGGTCATGGGGATGATTCAAATCCTATTTATCAAATGTTATCAAATATAGCAGATAAACGTATTATAGTAAAAAATTATTTAACAAAAGGTAAAGTAAATACATTAAATGAAATGATGATGGATGTTACAACCCCCTATATTGCTTTATGCGATTGCGATGATGTATGGATTCCTCAAAAATTACAGATTCAAAAAATAATTCTTGAAAATAACAGAAATATTGATGTTTTGGGAACAAGTTGTCAATATATTGGAGAATTAAATCATGTTCTTAATTTACCAGAAGGAAAAATTAATTTAGAAACAATGTTTAAAATAAATCCTATTGTAAACTCAAGTGTTATTTTAAAAACACAAAATGCTTTTTGGGAAGATAGATTTGGATTAGAAGATTATGATCTTTGGTTCCGATTAATTTTAGAGAATAATACTATATGTGTAATAAATCAACCTCTCATTTATCATAGAATTCATAAAGAATCTGCTTTCAATAATTCTGGTGTTCAAGATGTAAATGCTTTACTGAAATATTATAGAGAAAAAGTATCTGATGTAACTGTTGTTACTGCTTTCTATCCTATGAAATCTAAATTTCAACCAAGTCAATATATTGATTGGATAAAACCATTTTGGTCACAAGTGAAATGTAATACTGTATTTTTTACTTCTGAAGAATATGCTCCTTACATTCAATCTATATGTTCTGAGACAATAAGAGTTATAACTATGGATTTTTCTGAAATAGAAGCTTATAAGAAGTATTCTAAAGACTTTTGGTTAGGGGAGGAAGAAAAAGATCATGAAACAAATCATAGCGCAGACCTTTATGCTATTTGGTATGAGAAAAAAGAGTTTGTAAAAAAAGCGATTGTAATGAATCTCTTTTTAACAAATAAATTTGTTTGGTGTGATGCTGGTATATGTCGTTCTGAAGCATGGATTCCTCATATACAATTATTTCCTCTTTCGCATAAAATACCAGAAGATAAATTTTTAATTCTGAAAATAACAGACTTTGAAAAGGAAGAAGATTTAAAATTTAAAAATTCTGTTGGTGGAGGAATACTTGCTGGAACAAAAGAAAAATGGTTTGAATTCTCAGAACAATATGATTCTGTTTTACAAGAATTTGTAGAAAGTTCTAAATTTGTTGGGAAAGATCAAACACTTATCGCAACAATGTATAAAAAGAATCCATCATTCTTTAAATTAATAGATAGACAATTTGATGAATATATGTGTTGGTTTACTTTGTTATTCTTCTTGTCTTGTTAAATTTATTTGATTTATTTTTTCTTGTAAAACCACCTCTTTGTTGTTGAAATTGATTTAGAGCATATTCTTTTTGTTGAATTTCATTTTGTCTTTGGTTATAAGAATTATTATATATTTCTTGAAATGAATCATCTGCATCTCTATCTTTTTCTTCTTTTTCATCAAATATTGCTTTAGACTCTCTTTCATATGTAGTATCAATAGAATTATTAAATTCTCCTGATAAATTTGTTACACCTTGAGCAAGAGTAACATCTTTTAGAGCACTAAATGTATTTGTTGAATAAATAGATACTTCATTTAAATCTGTTTCAGTATCAAAGGTAACAATATCTGGATCTGTAGCCCATGATTCTGACTCAGATATTATTGTAATATCAAAAGTATTTGTTACTGTATCACTACTTTTTATTGTAAAAAAAGATTTATTTTGATTTGATAATTGAGAAGGATTTGCTTCATCAGATAAATTATTATAATCTGTATTATTTATAATATCTTCTGGGTCTCTTGTAGAATCTTCTTCACCATCTTCACCATCTTCACCATCTTCTTCTTCTTCACCACCAATCATATCATCTAGATTTTCATATGAGTTATAATCAGTTTCATCATATACTGGTTCTACAGAATCACCTTTATAATATTGATTATAATCAGTTTCATCATATACTGGTTCTACAGAATCACCTCCACCATATGGTTTATAATTATTTTCATCATATACTGGTTCTACAGAATCACCTCCATCATATGGTTTATAATTATTTTCATTATATACTGGTTCTACAGAATTACCTCCATCATATGGTTTATAATCATTTTCATCATATACTGGTTCTACAGAATCATCTCCATCATATGGTTTATAATCAGTTTCACCATATGGTTTATAATCAGTTTCACCATATGGTTTATAATCAGTTTCATCATATACTGGTTCTACAGAATCACCTCCACCATATGGTTTATAATCATTTTCATCATATACTGGTTCTACAGAATCACCTCCATCATATTGATTATAATCATTTTCATCATATACTGGTTCAATCTCTTCTATCTTTTCAAATGGTTTATAATCAGTTTCATCATATACTGGTTCAATCTCTTCTATCTTTTCAAATGGTTTATAATCAGTTTCATCATATACTGGTTCAATCTCTTCTATCTTTTCAAATGGTTTATAATCAGTTTCATCATATTCTGGTTCTACATCACCTCCTTCTTCACGAACTTCCAATGGTTCATAACTAAATCGTGCTTGTTGTTCTAGAATTTTCATTTTCTTTTTCATTGCGATACGTTCTTGTAATTCTTTTATTGTTTTACTATAATTATCATCTTCGTTTAATAAATATTCCATTCGTTTTCTATGATTATCTATATCTTTTTTTGTAGGTCCATACTTTCCTAATTGTTTTGATAAAGGAACTACTGGTATAATTTTTGTTAATTTTTTATATTTATCATTTAATGATAAATTATTATATTCGTCATCATTATTAATATCACTATCTAATGTAATATAGAATGGGACACTAATAGGATCACTCCATTTCTCTTTAGGAAATGTTATTGTATCATTATCAAATTCTAAATTATCTGAAGTTGGTTCTAAAGTAAATGTAAGATCTGTATCAGGTTCAGATTGTAAAGTAAATATTAAATTTGATACCTTTCCTTCATTATAATCTTCATCTTCTGATGGTGCTGGTGCTCGTGCTGGTGCTCGTGCTGGTGCTCGTGCTGGTGGTTGCGGTTGGGTATATGTTGAACCTGTGCTTCCAGGAAAATCACAACTTGACCCTATACAAGTAGTACATAATGGTCCTGGACATAGTGGAGGTTGACAACCTGGGCCTGTAGGATTTGTTATACAATTACTTCCTGTTACTACTGGTGGTCCCACAGAGATTGAGCCTATATTCAATCCTAAACTAATGAGACCTAACAAACCAAGTAAATCTGATAATCTATCTTTTATTTTATTTTCACTATCTCTTGCTTTCTTTGCTGCTTCTTCAGCATCTTTTGCTTTCTTTGCTTGTTCTTCCGCTTTCTTTTTTACATTTTCAGAATCATCTGGAGGTTTTTGTTTTTTAGCATCTTCTTCTGCTTTTTTTGTCTTTTCATCTTCATCTTTTGCTTTCTTTCCTGCTTCTTCATCTTTATCTTTTTGTTTCTTTGCTTCTGTTTCAGCATCTTTTGCTTTCTTTTTTACATTTTCAGAATCATCTGGAGTTTTTTGTTTTTTAGCATCTTCTTCTGCTTTTTTTGTCTTTTCATCTTCATCTTTTGCTTTCTTTGCTGCTTCTTCTTGTTTTGTATTTTCATCCTTTGCTTTTGTTTCTGCATCCTTTGCTTTTATTTTAACATCATCAGAAGGATCAGGAGGTTTTTGTTTTTTAGCATCTTCTAGCGCCTTATCCGATTTATCCTTTTCATCTTTTACTTTCTTTGCTTCTTCTTCTTGTTTTGTATTTTCATCTTTTGCTTTTCTTTCTGCGTCCTTTGCTTTTGTAAGAGCATCATTACCATTGTCACGAGGAGGTTTTTGATTGTTAGCATCTTCTAGCGCCTTATCCGATTTATCCTTTTCATCTTTTACTTTCTTTGCTTCTTCTTCTTGTTTTGTATTTTCATCTTTTGCTTTTCTTTCTGCGTACTTTGCTTTTATTTTAACATCATCTGAAGGATCAGGAGGTTTTTGTTTAATAGCGTCTTCTAGCGCCTTATCTGATTTATCCTTTTCCTCCTTTGCTTTCTTTGCTCCTTCTTTTTGTTTTGTATTTTCATCCTTTGCTTTTGTTTCTGCATCCTTTGCTTTTATAACAGAATCATCACCATTGTCACGAGGAGGTTTTTGGTTGTTAGCATCTTCTAGAGCCTTATCCGATTTATCCTTTTCATCTTTTGCTTTCTTTGCTGCTTCTTCTTGTTTTGTATTTTCATCTTTTGCTTTTCTTTCTGCGTCTTTTGCTTTTATTTTAACATCATCTGAAGGATCAGGAGGTTTTTGGTTGTTAGCATCTTCTAGCGCCTTATCCGCTTTATCTTTTTCCTCCTTTGCTTTCTTTGCTGCTTCTTCTTGTTTTGTATTTTCATCCTTTGCTTTTGTTTCTGCGTCCTTTGCTTTTATAACAGAATCATCACCATTGTCACGAGGAGGTTTTTGGTTGTTAGCATCTTCTAGCGCCTTATCTGATTTATCCTTTTCCTCCTTTGCTTTCTTTGCTCCTTCTTCATTTTTTGTATTTTCATCCTTTGCTTTTGTTTCTGCATCCTTTGCTTTTATAACAGAATCATCACCATTGTCACGAGGAGGTTTTTGGTTGTTAGCATCTTCTAGCGCCTTATCCGCTTTATCTTTTTCCTCCTTTGCTTTCTTTGCTGCTTCTTCTTGTTTTGTATTTTCATCCTTTGCTTTTGTTTCTGCGTCCTTTGCTTTTATAACAGAATCATCACCATTGTCACGAGGAGGTTTTTGGTTGTTAGCATCTTCTAGCGCCTTATCTGATTTATCCTTTTCCTCCTTTGCTTTCTTTGCTCCTTCTTC